TTTGATTTGTTTGAGATTATCATAAAGTTCTTTATTGAAGTCATAACATTCAGTCAAATATTCTATGTTGTTGTCCTCATAGTTAGTTTCCTCACGGATTTCCCAAGACAAACCATCCATATCTGCTGCGGTTTCTGTGAGAAAGTATTCAAGTGTTTCAAGTAAATTCATTTTCTAATCACAGCAATTACTTTACGATTTGGATACTTCTCTACAATTATATCACGAGCACTCTCATAATCAATAGCATCCTTTACGGTTTCATAATACACAGTTTTATCTGCATCATCCCAAGTTTGAACTTCGTAAGTCATTTCTTCTCCCAAAAAGGGTTTCATTTCAATCCATCCAAACAAATAGAACAAAGACAATCATCAGTTTTAGGAACTCTAAACATAATGTGATTTCCAGAGCAACAATCTCTATCACCACATTTCATACAATTATCACAAACCCACTCTTTTTGATTACGACATTTTACGAAATCTTCAAGAGTATAGTTTTGAAGAAGATTAGTCATTTCAGGTGTCTGTGTGTACAAGAGTATTATAGGGCATCCAGAGGCACCCAGAGCATCCCCTGTGCCAGTTCTTCAAGTGTCCTCAATAATTGTCAAAGCAACCATCATCATAAGCCTTATCATAGATTTCTTGGGCAAACTTCACAAAGGCATCAAAGTTTCCAGAATACTCCCAACCATCATTCTCATCCCAATCTTCTTCAAAGTGTTCTTTTACAAGTTTGAGGATTTCTTCATTTAAAATCATAGTCATTTTTCTCCTGTTCTAAAACATTACGAGCACGGTCAGCAATCTGTCTCAAACTAATGCGAGGGTCATTGTAAGATGTGGGTGTCCAATTATCACACCAACTATCAAGCTCAATAATAACTCGTTCTAATGCTGATTGGGTTTTAGTCATAATTACCAATCCAACTCCACATAAATGCTCCACCCCAAATTATTAGGTAGATTGTCTTTCAAGTATTCTAACATATAATCCTGTAAATCATAAGCAGTTGGTGAGCACTCTTCAATCAACACACCATACTCCAAATCTTCTTCGTGAATACTATACTTCACCCATACATCCACAACTCGTAGGTCAGCATAATTTACACCACTAAATCGTTCTGTGGAATTCTTGAGTTCTTCAAGTGCCTTTGTAGCAACCTCTTGAATGAGTGTGAGGTTCTTATTAAGTGTTTCGTTCATAATCCCAAATGGTCTCTATAACCTCCATACCAACTTATACTCACATCTTTATAAGGTTCTGCTTTTACTCCACCATAAGTATCAAAATAAGGTTTAGGGTCATTAGGTTGAGCAGTATGAACAATCTTTGTAGTATTAGGAGAAACACAAGGAATAGTATTAGGTGGAGTATAAGGAGGAGTATACATTTGATAAGGTGTCTTATTCAAATACTCTTCAAGGATATTACAATCCCAAGCATACTCATCATAATACTTCTTACCATAATCCATAGCATCTTCCCGATTTGGAAATGCTACTACGAATGTGTCTTTATAGTAGAGTGAATAAACTTTCATTTTCCAAACCTATTGTAAAGGAACACTTGGTTTGACCCAGCAGGAGTAGTAACCACAATATCATAACCAAGTTTCTTGATAATATACATCAAATTACTTGCGTGATGTTGAGCACTATCCCAACGATGAGGGTGATGGTCAATAAACTCCACACTCTTACCAGGATTTTCAAGTGCTTCTGTGATTGCTTTCATATACAGAGCAGTAGTTCTTCCAGTTCCTCTGGTTGTTGCTTCTTCGTATTTTGAGATGACATCATCCATTTCTGCGTTGGAAGTAGAGAAACATCTAACTCTTTTGAGAGTATCGTAAAGTTCTTCGGCAAGTTGTTTGTAGTTAGTCATTTACAGTCCTCATTAGGGTCAAAGTTCAGATATTCTACCACAGGTTTTCTACAATACTCACAAAGCCGTTTCCGTGCTTCTTCTAGAGTATCATATCCACCATCAAAATAAACCTCATAGGCAAAGATATTATACCAAGAATACAAAAATTTCTCTTGTGGAAAATACTTTGTAGTGTCACCATAAGTTTGTTTTTTGATACGATACTTTTTCATTGCCTTTTCCTCACCATCTCACCAATATCATAAGACAAACCAATCACGGTGCAGATTGGAATACACCACCAAATTGAAAGTCCTGTGAGTGCTACAAGACCATTTATTACCACATAGTAAAGTGGAAATTTAAGTAAAAAAGAAATAATGTGTTTCATCGGATACCACTATCAAAGAGCTTTTTGAGTTCGTGATAAACAAGTTTCAACTCATTATCAACATCCAAATTTACATCTTTCAAAATCCAGTAGAGTTCTTTTGCTTGTTGCTCTGTGAGTGTGAGTTTGTAGTTCTTTTGAATTTCAATCATTGTGGGTCTCCTACAAGTCCAGAATATTTTTCTCTATCCCAACCATCAGTATAACCTCTTTCATATTCAATTTCAGCAACTCGTTGAGCAAATTTCAAAAGAGCATCTTCTCGTAAAGGTTGCCACACTACATCACCAACATCACCAGAATACAGTTCTCTCAAATATGATGAAGCAAGTTCAAGGATTTGTTCTTCGGTAATCATTGGAGTTATCCTTTGTTGTTCCTACTATTATACACCACCCAGAGGTCTGGATGGTGGGTCTTGTGCCAGTTCTTCAAGTGTCCTCTGCTTTTATAAATGTTTGTTCTGGAAGGTTAGAACCAACACGATTGAAAAAATATTCACTCATATGTGGATTATAGTTATTTTTCATAATCCACAACCAAGTTCTAAAATCTTCAAGAATACTCATTCTTCAATCTCCTCTGCCTTCACATATTCGGCAGTTCTCCATTCAGACCATTTCATATCAGGATTTGGTGGGCACAAATAACCACCCTGACCAACAGAAAACAACATAAAACGATACTGAATATCTGGTTTCACTCCCAGTTCATTCTCAACGATACGAAGTTCAATCATTTTTCACTCCAATACTCTTCATAATCATCAAAATCTCTGGGTTCAGTATAAGGGTCTTCACAACCAGTATAGGCATACATTTTGTTATTCATCTTATACCAATCGTGATTGAGACACCACCAGAAATTCATACAATACCAATCATAAAACCCCAAGTTCTCTTTGCTTTTGAGTGCCCACATTAGAGTTCTATCTGGAAGGGTCATCCAGATTTTCCATTTATCAAAGATTATTCGTGTGAGTTTCATTTCAGTTTCTCCAAGTTTAATTTAGTTTGAAGTAGTTGAATATCTTTTTCTAATCTTGAAAGATTTTCTTGCGTTTCAGGGTCGTTTTGATTGAGTTTTTTGAGTAAATCGGCAAACTCAAGTTGAGATTTTAGTTTGCCTTGTAAAAACTCAACTTGTTCTGGTGTAAGGTCAGTCATAGTTATTTCAATATCTCATCAACTTCTTCAAGCAACTTATCTGTTTCTTCCATTCGTTCCTCAATACCATCATAAAGAACCCAGAGATTATCATAATAATTCTTCTCCCAATCTGGGTCAAGTTCTTTCAATTCTTTGATATAATCATCAAGTGAGTTTGGTGGTTGAGCAAGATTACCAAAGAAAACAGCACAATCAAAAGCATCATAAGGATATTTGATTATCATTTTCCAGTGCCGATAATCTTTGAGAACCATTTTCCAACCTTCAAGTATTTGGTTCATTTCTGGTTCTCTTGAAGTTTCAGGTAATCATAAGAAATCTTACACTCTTTTGGTTTCTCTATGCAATACACAATACCCTCATTCTTTCCTACACTCATACCATTATGCCCACCGATATTGAAACCAAGAAAGAATATCACAGTAGCAATCGTTGGAATACCCAATATAAAAGGAATAATAATACCTGGTTCAATCATTTCACAAAATCTCCAATCACAGGAACTTCACCACAAATCTCATTCACTCTTACTACTGTTTGGTCTTTGAGTGCTTGACGACACTCCACGTTTTTATTGTATGTTTGTTGGAATAATACTCGTTGTTGTTGAGCATCATAGGTAAGCACAGCAGCAGCAACGATTATAAAAATAGGGATAGTCAAAAATACCCAATCAAATCCTTCAAATTTCATAGTTTTTCAATCTCCTTTACATTTACATATGGTGCTGTTCTCCATTTGAGTGGTCGTGGTGTTGTTGGTTTGTTGCGGTTCTCATATAATACTCCACCTAACCAAAAAACTCCAGGAGCAACTTCAATTTCTCTTGAGAATAAGAACTTGAGAATTTTTAATATCATAATCCCTTCTGCTCCTCCAACTTCAAATAATCATACTTGATTTTACAATCCTTTGCGTTTTCCATACACAAAACAAGAGTTTCATCCACTCCCCTTTTATATCCTTCTCCGTGAGCAAATACCAACATACCCATAAAAGACGCAATAAGAACAAATAGAACAATAATTCCAAAGAAATCATCATTATCATTCATTTTAGTTTCCTCCAGTAAAATCTTTGATTTGTGGAACAGGACCACAAATATCATTCACTCTTACCATCGTTTGGGTTTTGAGTGATTGACGACACTCCAAGTTCTTATTGTATGTTTGTTGGAATGTTATTCGTTGTTGTTGAGCATCATAGGTGAGAACACCAGCAGCAACGATTACACAAACAGGGATAGTCAAAAACATCCAATCTGGGTCAAATTTCATCAGTATTCTCCAACTCATTAGCAAGACGCAGTATAGCATCCTTTACCCAGTTTTGTCCTTTGATGAAATGATGTTTTTCCGCACTCAACTCTCGGTCAGGGTCTGGTTCAATATTGAGACCTTTAACTGCTTCACGAAGAGCAGTAGCAACGGCAGAGTTATCATAGTAATATGGACCTGGACCCAACTTAGCATAATACTCATTCATTACTTGTTGTGCTCGGTTTTTTCTACTCATAATGCTTCTACCTCATTAGCAATTTCACGCAACACAGATACAGGGTCTTCAAGTTCACCACAATCAGTACATAACCTATCAGCAACTTCATTGATTACACGGGCAATCAACTTCTGCCTATCTTTACTTTTGGGTCTCATAGAGAGTTCCATCGTGCATTCCAAGATTTGCAGTGCTCTAGTTGTCATTTCCATCCTCCCAAAAGTCCTTCCACTCTACCTTATACTCGTCATTCATCTCTTCAACTTCAAAACCGCTCACAATCAAATCAGGAAAACCATCTTTAATAATGTAATTTGCTACATCATTTGCCAAGTAATCACCAAACTCTTCTGGACTATTCAATTCATCAAATTCGTGTTTAGCAGGATTGAACTTCACACAGAAAGTTACTTTATACCCTTCAACACAATCCTTTGACTTGCACAATACCTCTTTGCGTTCACCAATCTGCCTTTCAAGTTGTTGAAGTTCTTTGAAAGAAAGTTTAGAAATGTCAGTCATCGTGATTTCTCCTGTACCATTGCAAATCCCTAGGGCGAGCAGTAATTACATCCAAATAAAATTGAAATCGTTTGTATTGAATAAAAAATCCAAGCAAAAAACCCGAACTGATGCACAAAGAAAATTCTGGGAGGATGGCATCGGAACCAAAATCATCCCACTGGACTGTAATATCAAGTAGAGCAAACTTTTGGAATCTAAGGACTTGGAAGAACCATTCTTTTCCAAAGTCCTCGTAGGTTTCATAATCAAAGAGTTTCATATTTTTCCTCCACCTCTTTTACACGAGCCATGAAACTATCCTCTCCGTGGTCTCCACTATACAAATAGTCCACGTGTCTCATAATTTCTGATACCTTACGCATCAGACGAAGTTGCTTCCTCAAATATTTGATAGTTTCTGGTGAAAAATTGGGAGCATACTCATACTCATCTAGTTTTTTGTTGTTGTTTTGGATTTCTACTTCCAACTCATCAGCAAACTGTGCTACCTTGTAGTAATCGTAACCGCAATCGCCAAAATGTCCGCCGCTCATGGTTGTGCCTCCGTTGGTACTTGGGGTGGCGCTGGTGGTGCTACAGGAGGTAGTATAACAGGTTGTTGAACTTCTTGGACTTGAGGTTGTGTCACTTGCTCAACTGGTTTTTTAGTTTCTTCAATTTGTTTTTCAAGTTCACTAATCTTTTCTTCAAATGCATTAATACTTGGTGCTTCTACTGGGGGTGGATTTTTACTTTCTTCAGCAAGTTTCCAACCAGTAATACCAGCACCAAAAATACTAGCGAGTGCAGCAAAAATTGAAACAGTCTTCGAAAAACTCATAGTTTAGTCTTTAGTAATTTCGTTTGGTTGAGAATAAAAAAGTTCGTCTCTCCAGTTGCGACCAAATAAATCAAAGCAAAATCCAAATTTAGAAATTGTGAAGAGAAAAGAAAAAAGTTTCCCATAACCAGAAGAAATCTGAATGTATGGTGGTTCATTCCATTTAGAAAGTTCTCCTACATCAATGGCAGCCTGAAAAAGTGAATATCGTTTTCCAGTACAAAGAGTCATATAATACTCTTTTCCATAATCGTTTCTTACACCAAATTGAATGAGTTTCATTTTGCTTTACCATGAAGAGGACAATCACCATTCACCCATTTGCGACCATCGGGCATATCTTCATTATCCATTACAGGACATTTGCAACCTTTTTCAACTGCTTCAGAAGAACCAGGAACAAGACCACTCCATCCTTTATACTGCTCGGATGTCATTGCTTCCATTTCTTCTTCAGTATATTGTGGATTATCAGGTTGCTGGCAACGTGACAGTTTTGCTTTCAAATCATAAATCTCATCTTGCATCTCAGAAAATTCTTTTGAATACTCTTCAGAGAGTTTAAGATCAAATTCATAAGCAATCTTTTTCATATCTTCTTCACTACGCATATCATTAAATGCAAGCGAACAAGCACCTTTCATAATACCGATTTCATTATGTCCCATTGCACGAGCAATCGTACCAAAGAAACGAAATAGTTGAATGGTGTTAATATCTTCGCAAGGAATCTCAAAAGTATAATGCTCTTCTGGAAGAGTGTCATCATCATAAATTCCAGACCCACCATAAGTAGGAGTCCATTCAGTATCAAAAGAAACTTTGAGTTTTGCTGTGTAGGTCATTGTTCTGAATTTGTACGTACTTACTATAAAACCCCCTGACAGAAAAATCAAGGGGTCTTGTGCCAGTTCAGGTTTTGTCCTCAAATTCTTTCATAAGTTCTTCTGCCATTTTTATGGATTTACGCCAAATAAGATACTTGACGATTGGATTTGCAGGATTGTGCAAAATCCACCACTTAACTTTCTCATATTCTACTTTTGCCAGTTGAGTAAGCATATAGAATGCCCTCGCTACAGATTGGTCTGTGACAATCAAGTAAGCAATACAAAAGAAAATAATGAAATATATGTATGTAGAATTCATTGTCTTAAAGTCTTAAGATATTGTAGCACTTGTTCACGAACTGCCATCAACTCATGAAAACAAAGTTGATTGTGAGCACAGTTACGAAGTTCTGAATCAGGTTTCAATACACTTTCCTCAAAAAGAGTTACTCCACGATTCCACTTGTCGATTTGAGATTCTTCGTTCATTTTTACTTTTGTATTTGATTACTATTTAATAGACTAATCCCAGCTAACGTTCTCCAAAAGTACCCCAGGCATAATGTACGTCCAACCACTTCCACCAAGTTTATATTCCCACTTATATTCTCTTTGATTATGGCTATCCCAAGTCATATAACCTTTTTCTTTATCAAAACGCCCTTTAATTGTCAGACGATGTTTATTAGAGAATACATTACGAGTGCGAAGTGCCCCACTAGGTTCCCTTGTTTCAATTACAACACAGGTATCTTCAAAAAATTCTGTGGGAGTTTCAATTCCACATGCAGTTTCATAACGAAATGGACGATGTGTTTCCTGAGCAAAGACAGGAGAAGAGAACAGAAGTGCAGCAAAAACAATCAGTTTTTTCATCCAACAACCCTCCAACAAACGACAGCGTTACCTTTTTTTACAGATTGAATGTGAGCAAAAGCAGCATAAGAAAGATCTAGATCCGCATGAGAATAGGGTCCACGATCATTTACGCGAACGATAACTTGTTTACCGTTATCTTGATTCGTTACCCGTATGCGTGAACCCATAGGTAGATAAGGATGAGCTGCAGTCCAACGATAAGCGTCAAACCGCTCACCATTTGCAGTAACTTTTCCATGAAATCCATCTCCGACACCATAGTATGTAGAAATTCCACAAGTAAGTGCTGCAATCAATCCAATCACTTAATCACCTCCCAATGAGGATCGTTTTCTTTATTCATCCAAAAACAATACTTACGATTAATAGAAACAACAAAGAGTTGAGTCTCAGTCTCTTGTTCTACCTCCATTGCATGAAGTTTATCCATTTGATTCACAAATCTGTTCTTAGCCTTTGAACTCTTTGGTTGAATGTTGATAAGTTTTTTCTTGGTTTTCATTGTGTTTTTGAAAGTGTTTAGATGATCGTCATCAAACCCAACAAAGGTAGTCTACAGGGATTGTTGGGTGTCTGTCAAGTGGTTTAGGAATTCTTCATAAAGAACCGCTTCCATTTGAAATGCTTGTAGTTCCCAAGGTTGCTCAGAATAGTCAGTATCTGAGTGCTCTATGCCCCTCCAGTGCCTCCTTCCATACTTATCCCTTAGAGCACCCTTGACGTGTTGATTTACGTGCCAGAGTTCGTGTAGGAGGACTACGGCGTAATGTTCTGGACTCAACTGATTGTGTAGTTCAATCTCAAAAGATCTTGGACGCCAATCACAATCAGTCACTCCAACCCAACCATAAACACCATCGCGCAACATACCGCGATGATTGACAACAATCTCAAGATGATGTCTTGGAAGATGTTTGGAAATGAACCAGTTTACAATTGATTCACAGCGACGCTTGCTATAAGCGTATCCACTGGTATATAATGTAAGCATCAGAATACTGCGTTGATTGCTACGTTACAGATCCTAACACACCAATTCATAAAAGTCATAAAAGAAATTATAAAGAGTAATCTGTCCAGGTTGGAGAACCTCATCGGTTTTCGTGTGTCTCCAGATATTATAAAACCTCCTAGTTGTGTTCTGGGAGGTTTATGTGACAGTTTTTGGAGTGTCTTATGGTTTCACTGGAAACACTACATCATCAGCACTCTCATAAGTATCGGGAAGGTCTCTTAATGCTTGACGATATTCTTTAAGTGCTGCTGGAATATTAGTTCCTGTTTCTTTTGCTTTTGTGATTAACCAATCAGTTTCTACAAGTAATTGGTCTCTCTTTTGTCTTATATGATAAAATGCTGCTTTCTTAAAGTCTTCTGGATATAAGTCTTTAAGGTCTCCAAATGCTTTTTCAAGTTCATGTTCTGTGAGAACTGGTACAAATACCTGATAAGCATCATAAGAAACAGAACTATCTTCACGAGTTGTTTCTGTTATATTTACAGGAACTAACCAACCATCACGATACTTTTGTATCTCTGGACAGTCTCCTCCGTAATTGACTAAAATATGATTGGACATTGAAGTATCTTGGAGTTTCTATAGTATTATTTAGATTTCTTGTGTTTGCATATTTTTTCCAACCTTTGAAACATTTGATATGATTTAGAATGATTATGTTGGATATTAAATTATATTTTCTATATTTAATTCGTTTTTTATATCTTTGAATATTATTTTTTCTTATGATTGTGTGAGATACATAAAAGACATATCCAACAAAATCAAGTCCTCTTGATTCTATTGGATATACTTGCCAATTTGATTTTAATTTAAGATTGAGTGTTGCTACATATTCATTTATTTTATTTTTAAGGTAGTGTAAGTGTCTTTTGTTTGAATGAATTAAAACAAAATCGTCACAATAACGATAGTAGTATTTGACTTTTAGGACTTCTTTGATATAATGATCTAGTGGAGAAAGAATAATGTTACCAAAATATTGCGAAAGATAGTTTCCAATAGGTATACCTTCTTCGGAGTCTATAATTTCTTCTAATAGTGTTATTAGTTTTTTATCTTTAATTTTTAATTTTAGTATATTTTTTAATACTTGATGATTTACGGATGGGTAAAACTTGGAAATATCACACTTAAGAACATAGTGATTTTTCCAGTTATGTTTGATTTTTTGTATTCTTTTTACTGCGTCGTGTATTCCTCTATTTGGTATAGATGCATAAGTGTCTCTAATGAAACTCTTAATCCAAATAGGAGCAAGTACTTGAACAATTGCGTGATGAACAATTCTGTCCGGATAAAAAGGAAGTGAATATATTGTCCTTTCTTTACCTCTTTCTATAATATTAAATGTACGATATTGTGAACTCTTATATTGTTGGTTAATAAGTATTTGTTGAAGTTCTAAAAGTTTTTGTTCTACATTTTCTTTTTCAAACTCTTGAACTTGTTTATAGTGTTTTTTATTTCTTTTTGCATTTTCATATGCAGTTAGAAGATTTTCAAATGAATAGATTTTTTCGTAAAGAAATCCAATTCGTTTCATAACATTTTCTCTGTCGTGACAGGATTTTCAAATTCATAAAGACTTACTAATCCTTATTGTCGTTGCTGTGTATTTTTACCGAGTGGTAAGGTTTGTCTAAATGCGATTAAAGATTTGCTATAACCGAAGAGAAGTGAAAGAGCACTGGAAACTCACTGAAGTAAACTGAAACTCAACTGAGACTCAAACCAAGGCGCCCAAGAAAGACGACTGCTGATGTTGGTATTAGCATTGGAAGAATCATTATTCAGATTCAAGTAGAAAGGACCATCAAGCGAACCATTATTAGTGTTGCCGCTCACATTGGCCACCCGCCAACCAGTGACATAGACCAAACCTACTCAAAAGTTACTGCAATGGAAGTTTCCTCAATTCATATATGTATTATAAACGAAGAGCAAAAAATCCGCAAGTCTCCGTGTGCTTCCACAATATTCCGTAATATTAAACAGGCGCCCAAGAAAGACGACCGCCGACGTTGGCACTAGCAAGGGAAGAACCATTACCCAGATCCAAGCAGAAAGGACCAACAAGCGAACCAACATTAGCGCCGCTCACAGTGGCCACCCGCCAACCAGTAGAAGTCCATAAACCATCGGCAATATAAGTTGTTGCACTACCACCAGATGCAGTGGATGGTAGAAGAACATTATTGATACTTAAGAAATCAGTTTGATAAGAACCACCTCCTGATGCAGTAGTTCCAACTAATGTATAATTGGTAGAAGTATCATCTGACCAAGTTGTCCAGTTCTTGTTTAGATATGCTGAAGTTGTGTTTGCATTAAATCCATCTGCCCACTGCCACGCACGACCATAAATGTTCTCAAGACCACGATAGGTAATATAGTTTGCAGCGCTCCCACCAGCAGTATAATTGTTCTGTGACTTATTACCAGAGGAATTAGAAAGTCCAGTATTCACGACATAAACAGAACCTTCTTGAGCGCCGTTTCCAAGTCTTCTTTGAATATTCACACTATCAAACTCTGTTACCATCAGCAGATACGCAGCTGCCATCTCATAATAACTCAATTGATGCCATCCAGTTCCTCTTCCTGATGCTGCAGTTCTAAAGGTTGCACGAGTTGCATTGACTACATTACTGACACCAGAAACTGAAGACAGTGCTCCACTTGTGGTTCCTCCAGTTCCTTGATATGCGCCCAAGTAAATATGAGTACGATAAGAATTATCACTCTTTACAAATGCTGGATGAACTTCATATCCAGAACCAGAAACTGTAGTTCCTAAACCAACTTGGAAGGTATGCACATTTCCCGATTTTGTATGTCTTACACTAAATGTCGGTATTTCTACCATTACCTGACCATCAGTACCAGAAAGATTTGATGATACACTTCCTGCTGCTGGTGTTGCTGTGGTAGATGCGACAATACATTCCCATAGAGAACCATTATGAATGACTCTTTGACCTTGCGTATAAGTACCAGCACTCCAATTTGAAACACCCATTCTTAAACCTGGATGTGATTCTTCTGTATGAACTCCAGTGTATTCTACATTAAGTCCATTTCTTTCTACAATTCTTAACCAATCACCTGCTTTTTTAGTACTATCATCAGCATCTAAGTAATATTGAACAACACCAGAGTTATTAATCACGCAGCGTCTCATTCTGGATTGAACATCAAGATTCTTATAATCTCTTGTTGTTACACCAATACCTAATATTTGTGTTGAAGTTCCGTAGGTATAGTAAGCATAAGTGTCAGCAGATGCATCCCAACCAAGTGCCGTTGTTGCTTCAATTGGATTAATTACAATATTCCAGTTCTTGGTTACAATGTCGCCACCAGAAATGAATCTTATGATTTGAGTTGCTGGAGAACCTGATGTATATGCAGTACCAGCGGCAGTAAATGAAATTGTTCCTGATACTGTTCCCGCTGCTCCACACTGAACTGCAGGAGATGTTGCTGTTCCACCAGTACTATTAATATCAAATGTCACTACTTGGGATGGTGAAAGTCCAGTGATTGCATAACCAACTGATGTAGAATTATTGATATTGATTGTTGCTGTTGCAAAACCAACTGGATTAAATGTTGCTGTTGAAATCTTTGTGACTGGTGCGGAATTTCCAGTAATACTTATTGTTGCCGTGGAACCCGATACACTGATTGTATTTGCAGCACCAATAAAGTTAAGTGTGGTTACTCCGGTTCCTATGATAGTTCCTGCTGATTGAATACCAATACCACCAATTACACCAAGCAACTCAGAACCGTCACCATAGTAAGTAACAATTCCTGATGGTGAAGTTGCAGTTACAATACCTGAAGTAATTAATACTGTACCAATAGTTGTAATACCAGATATATTAACTGAACCTACGATTTCTAATTTAGATGTTGCAACTGTAGTACCAATACCAACATTAGTAAGAACAGAAAATGAATTATTGTTTAAGGAAATAGTATTAATACCACTCCTAGATTTGATAGTATCTACTCTGATTTCTGCAGCCATCTCGGGTTCACTCTCCCCCTACTTTTTACTATTTATTAGTTTTATGCTGCTAGGATTTCTTTTAAATATTTTCAAGAGAAGGCCAACTTGGCATTGCACTACCGTTTGCAGAAGATTCATAAAGTGCTTTAAGTTCTTCTACAGTGGTTACTGCAGAAATTAATTCTTCTCTTTCTTCTGCAACTGAAATGACAGCAGCACGATAAGTTGCAACACCTACAGGGACATCAATACCTCTTTCAAAACTTCTTATAATATACCAATCAGTTGGTTGTAGAAGTGTATTTGCAGTTTCTTTGGTTTGTGTAATATGTTGAGTTTTTAGTCCTGTTTGAATATAAGTTCTCCCATCTTCAGTAGTAACTGTTTCATCTTCAAGTTGTTTTGGAATTCCAATGTCCCAATAATACCTTTGATCGTGGATAATAGGATCGGGTTCTTCTGTAATTCCAATTGCTTGTTTTTCTTCAAAAGTAGTTAATCTTAACCAATTTGCAGGATACTGTACGCCATTATGAGTAAATGGGACATCTAATGCTAATGGTTTTTCGTTTAATATAAACATTTTAGATAGTACTTTTTAAATATTTATTATGAACACAGTGGTTATTATTTACCTAGCGCGGCTGTAGGCGAAGGGCGATTCTGCGAAGGCGGCGTAGACGTAAGAAGTTCCATTGTTATTTAATGCTACAGAATTTGTGCGCCATTTGAAACCGTTTGATAACAAGTCGAAACCAGAAAAGGAGGTTTCTGCTGCACTGCTGTTTGGAAGCAAATAGCTGTGATCAGGATTGTATCCTAATCTATCGTTATCAAAAATAAACCAATTTTCTACGCCTGTTGACTTTATAATAACCACTGCTGGCCTAAAGCCGGTATACACAAAAACCCCATCTGACGATCCATTCCCTACATATGAACCAAAACTAGAGTACCCGGCTACTGGGGCGAAGGCGTATATCACATGCGTGTAGCCGGAGAAATTACCAGCACCCGAAACGCCGAGTGTGATAACTGTCGATGAGGGGCTGGTGCTATTCCAACCAGAAGAGCCTCCCGCTGCTGCAGTTGTATTGAGAATGATTGACTGCGCATTTCCGAGTGATTGGTGATAACACATCCATTCACTTGAATTATTGCGGCTTTTGGCAATAACAAATGCTGGTGCAACACCTAACCCATGTCCCACGGTTGCACCTGCAGTGCTGTTGCCGCTGTAAGTAACAATCGAGAACCCCGCACTGGCATTAGCCCTCACCTGACTAGTGATGGAGCCTTGTGTGTTCGTGACGGTGGAGCTGCCGGCGTCCCAGCACCAGCCCGCATATGTTTGCCCGTTGGCATTAACAGAGCCGACGTAAGTTACATCCCCCGACATCGACCAGCCATCTGAGGTGAAAGCTGTCGGACCTGTCGGTTCGGTGTATTCCTGCACGGTCATACTGGAGCTAAGGGTCTTAGTCGCTCCACGAACTGAGTCAATCAGCGTGTGGTTATAGCCAATGCTGCGGACCTTCATCCACACCAAATCAGGACTAAACCCCAACCCCGAAATAGTCTGCGTGCTGCCATTGCCCGTATACAGCTTCACATCCATCACCGTGCTCGGCTTCACGATGGTGGGTGCGGGCAGGTTTGCCGTGCAGAGCGCCTTGAAGCCGCTGGGGGCGGTGTAGGCGAAACTACGAGCGCCTGCGTTCAGTGTTCCGCCAGTGGAAGCAGGTAGAGAGTTGTCTTGCGAAATGGTGGGGAAGTAAGTGCTGCTTGGGATGCTGGTGTACGCAGCATTTGTGCCTGCAGCGGGATCACCACTGGCCTGCCAAGTGCCGTTTTTAGAAAACCAGATCTTGCCAGCATCTGCATCAAAAGCGACACCAACCACGTCGTTAGTGGTGAAGGAACTGCCGTAGCTTGCTGCTGAACCGCTATTCCATTTATTGCCGTTCAGTGAATAGTAGGCGTAACCGGCAGAACTCTGGCCAATGTATCCAGCAAGATCAATGACACGAGAGCCTATGCCGACCATTGTGTATCCGGCGGCAGTCATGGTGTATTCCCAGTACCACTTGCCTGATGTGATACCGAAAGTCGCTCTAACTGAGTTCCAGGTTGAGTTTGTAGAAACGTCCAGATTGCCGTTGGTCAGCGTGACGTTGCTTCCCTTATCCAGTGGATTCAACGTGCAGTAATTTCCCCTCACCTGCCCGCCCGCTCCGGTATCAACCTCGCTGCCGTTGACGGGAACGTCTACGAGGCTGTCGTTGCCTGCACCAGCGGTGACGGATAGGTTGTTGACACTCCACGTGTTCCCATTCCCGCTAGTGTCCGTTCCTAATGCGGCGGCGGTGCTGTTATCGGAGAAGTTGAGTTTGAACCCGTTGGTGCCATAACTGCCGGCGTACGCCTTGGGCATCCACACGCCGGTGGTGGCGGAGAACTCGCCGAAGCTGGTGGGGGTTAGCGCTTGGCCGTCGATGAAGTGGATGTCGGCTAGGTAGCCGCCAAACGTGTAAGTGCTGTTTGTCGTGCTGATTTCGTGATACTGATTGTTGTTTATAAGCAAATCAGCGTTTTGAGACGGGTAGGTATTAAAATCTAATGCCGTTACCTGAGATCCATTGACGTAAATTTTGCACCTGTCGGAAGCTGTGCCTTGAGTTGTGTCAAGAGTGACAACCAGATGAAACCATGCTGATGGATCTCGAAATAATTGTGTCGTTTGAACTCGAAGTTGATAGCTTGCGTTATAATTTTCAATAGCAAAATTATTTCCACCTGTAAAATACAAGGTGAAGTAACTGGCCCCATTGTAATCGGTTCCAAAAATCGGCATATTTTGGCTGAACTTGCTCCGCTTCACCCACCCCGCCCAGGTCCACGTCTTGCGGTTGCCGGCTGATGCGGGGGTGCGGCTGAGATAGGCCGAGTCCGATGCGTTCAGCCGAATTGATCTGGACACCTGATACCCCGCTCCACCACCAGAATTAAAGAGGGGAGTAAGGCTACCTGGAATACTCATAGTTTTTCTCCGTTATCAAAGAGTACCAATACCTGCGATTACAGAACCAACTACAATACTAGTAGTACTTCTTGCAAAATAAGGAAGTGCATTTAGTGCATTTGCTGTTGTTGTTAAAGTTGGTGCAGTAGAACTTGCAAAGTCCCAACTGGTTCCCCAGGCACAAGTATATCCGCCAGTACCATCTTCCTGAATCAAAATAACTCCAGACTGTCCGGTTGTAACACCAGTTGGATTAGCAATTGTAATATTTCCAGTTAGTGTCAAAGTAAAATTATTTCCTCTTGTAAAATCAAGAGTTGTCGTTGCGTTTGTATTTCCAATACTTACAATATTGCCCGCTGCATTTCCTTGAACGTAAAATCTTGAAGGTACTGATACTGTACCAATACCCAAATCGCCAGAACTATCAATAACTACAATTGATGTTCCAGATCCAACTTGAAATTGTTGTGATGCAGATGTCGTATTAATGCCAATACCAGAAACCAATACTGAAGGATTACCTGATAATCCAAATGAAGTTGTAGCAAATGAAACAGAGGAAATGCCTGTTAAATTGCTCCCATCACCATAATATGAACTGGCAGTAACAACACCAGTTACTCTTAAGTTTGCAATAGTACTAACGCCAGTGGCATTTAAATTGGAAATAGTACTTACGCCAGTTACTCTTAAGTTTGCAATAGTACTAACGCCAGTGGCATTTAAATTGGAAATAGTACTTACGCCAGTTACTCTTAAGTTTGCAATAGTACTAACGCCACTTATTGAGTTAATATTTGCATTAAACTGACTAATGTTTACTCCATCGGAGTTATAGAAACTAATATTATCTCCCAGCGCGGCAATAGAAGTAATACCAGCGATGCTATTTGGCCTGATAACCGTCATAGGTTCACTATCCCCTATTTTTTACTATTTAGACTACAACATAGTTACCATCAACGGTCAGTATTCCGTTAATGGTGACAGGACCTGCCATTAAACCATTATAAGCAGTTCCAATGTAATGATCTCCATTTAACTGATTATCAACAATAATCATACCATTACCAACATAGAGTCCTTGGAATGAGTTTCCAACACCTGTGAGGTTTGCATTATCAATCGTAGAAGTATGAACTCCAACAGATTTACTGGTTGCAATACCAGCATTATAAGTCGTCCAAGTTCCACCAGCACCTGCGCCGCCACCAGAAATACTAATATCAATCGTTGTTCCATTGACTGCAAAAGTATTTCCTGCGCCAATGAAGTTGAGTGTAGTAAATCCAGTGCCAACTAGAGTTCCTGCTGACTGAATACCAACACCGGAAATGATATTGGAAAGTTGAGAACCGTCACCATAATAAGTAACAATGCCAGAGTTACCTACAGTTGCACCAGAACCAACTGGAGTAATTCTGAAGTTACCAACAGTTGATATTCCACTATAGTTTAGTGTAGTACCAGTGATTGTAGTAACAACACCAGTTACAATATTACCTGTCTCAATTACTGCAGTGGTAATTGTACCAATACCAGAAGTCGTTAAATTAGTTACAATGCCAGTTTTTACATATCCAAGGTCAACAGATACTGTTCCAAATGTACCAATACCACTATAGTTAATATTAGAACCACTTAGAGTTGTAATAATACCTGTTGGTGAGAAGAATGAAGTAAATACACCAGTATTAATGCTTGCAATACCAGTGACTACAATATCTTGAGAAGTATTTGGTGCATTAGCAATCGCTGCTTCAATCGTTGCAGTTGTCGTTGCATCAAGTGAAGCAATGTTTTGAAGTTGTCTGCCAGAACTAATAACTGAAGTTCCATTAATAGTAACAGATCCTGCAGTTACAATACCACTGTAAGAAAGATTAGATCCACTTAATGTAGTGATAATACCAGTTTTTACATATCCAAGGTCAACTGATGCAGTGGCAATAGTACTAACACCAGTTACATTTAGATTTGGGGTGTTGATTACATTCTCAGTAAACTGAATACTACCAGCAGCAAATCTTACTCCATTGGGTACTTGAGTACTTCCAACACCAACAGCATAATTAAATAAGAAAGCATCAGTGGTTCCAGATCCCATTGTATTGCGCTTCACCCACATAACTTGCTTGTATGTGTCGGGTAGTGTATTAATACCAGCAACTGCAAAAGAAACTAATGGATACCCTTCAGTTGATGCAATAGCAACACCACCGTGATTTGCAGTATCATCGGATGGTGTTATTGCAGTAGTAAATCCAAGAATAATATCTTTATCTTCTACTCTTACTTGTACTGCATTCAGGATTGCAGAAGTACCACCGATTGATAGGTTTCCATCAATAGTTACGCTACCGTGGAAAGTTGAGTCTGCTGCATAAACATCAAATCCGGTCGCAACTGCCAGAGAACCCGTAGTAGTAAGTCCAGATACTGTTGCATTTGTTGCGTTAAAGTTGGCAACTGTACCAATACCAGTGTAATTTAGCGTAGTACCACTGATTGTAGTAACGATACCTGTTGTTACATAAGCACTTGTTAGAACTCCAGTATTGACTGATGCAATACCAGTAGTTACTAAATTAGTTACAATACCAGTATTAATTCTTCCAGTATCAGCGTTAATACTTCCAAAAGAACCAATGCCACTATAAGAAAGGTTAGAACCACTTAAAGTCGTGATAATGCCGGTGTTAACATATGCTGTTGTAACAACACCAGTATTAATGCTTGCAATTCCGGTTGTGACTAGATTTGTAACAATGCCAGTATTGATATAACCATCACGAATTGCTGCGATCGTAATAGATCCAATACCACTCGTACTTAAGTTGGTTACAATACCGGTCTTTACATATCCAAGGTCAATAGAAGCAGTTCTAATTGTACCAACACCAGAAACTTCTATGTTATTAAAAGTTGCCTGGTCCAGTGAAATATCATCTGCGTATACGTCTCCAGTAACTCTTACATCACCTTGAACGTAAAGTGCAGTTTGCCCTGTTGAGACTGGAGATCGTATGTCAACAATATATGCTGGCGTTGCTGTACCAAAACCGGTAAGTCCAGAGTCTAATGAGGTGATTACAGTACCACCAGTTCCTACATTAAACTCTTGACCTACTGTAGCGATACCAAGAATATTCGCATACGTAACACCAATTCCACCAATGACTTCAAGGGTGTATTTCGGACTTGATGTACCAATACCAACGTAATCTGTTGCACTATCAGCGACGAGTAAATTGTTATTTACTTCCAGACCATTGCGAATGACGAAATTCTTTTGAACTGCCATTGGAGGAGAACGCCTACCTTTTCTTTATTTATGGTTCTTACAACGTTCTACCGCATTCACTTACTGCACCTGTCGATGATCTGTATGCGCCTGATGTAGATATTAGGGATTGAACTTGAGAAACACTATCTATATTATAAGAAATATATTGTCCTATCCAATAGTCCATTTCACTTATTGATGGTGGACGACCAAAAGAACTTCTGTATTGATTATTAATTGCATTTATTAGTGTGCTCCAAGAAGCACCTTCAATGTTGACAGTGTATTGGAAGTAGACATAAGCAGGACTTCCGGGACTTCCTGGAGAATTTAATTCACCTCCGTTACCGCCGTTTGATCCACCGCCAGGATAAAAAGAACCACCTGATATTACACTGCCCCCAAAAGTAGGACCATTAATATTTCTTCCTCCACCGCCTCCTCCTTGACATCCAGCAAGTTGTTGTCCATCATTATTACGAACATAACAGTTCCAACCAGGTCCTGCATAACATCCGCTACCACCATTATTTGGAGTATTGCCGGATGACATTGCATTACCGCCAACACCACCTGCACCAAAATTCCAATAAAACTTTTGCCCAGGACTGCAAGGATATGTAAAGATTGCTAATGATCCATTTCCACCTCTACCCCCAGGTAAAACAGGTCCTCCTCCACCACCACCTCCTCCTCCGGCAGATGCATAAATCAAAACTGAACTTACGCCTTGGGGGACCGTCCATTCACCGTAATCCGGAGAGTTATCATTATATGGATTTTGGGAATAGCATTGATAAGCATATCCAGGAGTATTTCCACTAGCATAAAAATCGCCAGTATCACTTCTTGCAGTTCTAGAAGCATTGCCAGTTCCACTACCACTCAATCCAGAAAAATAATAATTAAATCCATTTCCAGGATCTGCATAAGTATATCTCAAATTAATACCAGGATAATCCGTATCATTTTGTATGTCTTCAGCGCAAGCAGCAACATTAATCGTTACACTTTGAGTTGGAGAATCCGCACAACCACCATTAGATATTGCGCGAAGTGTATAAGTTTGAGATGATTTTAAATTGTTTATTGTAATAGAACCTGAAGATGCGGTTGCACCAAAATTAGAAACTACACTACTTGCATTTGAAGTTGACCAAGTTAATGTCACACTACCATTATATGAAATGTTAGTTGAACTTGCTTGTAATGTTGCAGTAGCTGTTGTATTTACTAAAACTGTTGCAGATGCTGTTGTCGTCGTGTTATCAGTTCCAGTTGCAGTAATAGAGTATGTTGTATTTACTTTTAGTGGCCCAACAGATAATGAACCGGAAGTAGTAACTCCAACGAATCCATTTGTTGTAATTTTAGTTGCGCCAGTAGAAGACCAAATAAGTGTAGTATTTTGATTACAAGTAACACTTGCCGGACTTGCGGTAAGTGTTACTGTTGGATTGGTAATACTTCTGGGAGTAATTGACCAAGTTGTTGATGTTGATGTTGGAGTTGGGACATTATTATTTGCAGTTAATGTGACAGTAGTTGTTCTTGTTTCAGAAAACGTACCTGCTGTCATAAAAACAGTACAAGCAACACCAGGGAGAACTACAAGATTATTACCGGTCGTTCCATTGACACTAAGATATGAGTTCGCATTTGATGTATTAACAACTACATTACAATCACTATCATAACTTGTTGGAATAAAGGTAACTGATTGCAATGATGATGGTTCGATACCAGTGATACTATTTAAAGTTGGAGCAACTAGGGGACAATTTCTTCTAGCACTTTGGACAACCCAAGTATCACTTCTTGTTTGCTGTATAATATTATTAATATCACTATTATCTGTACCTGCAATATTAACATTAGTAAGAACAGTGCCTTCTGATGCAGGTGATGTTGTAATTCTTACATCGACAACATCACCATTACGAACACTACCATCACTTGAACTAAAATCTCTAACTACTACACCATTTCTTCTGATTCTAAACTGAGCACCATCATTATTATTTGTAAGAAAAACAAATGCAGAATCATCAGCGTGAGTTGTAATACCAGAAATAGTAATTGGATCACTGATTACTGCAATGTTTCTTCCTTGTCCGGATTTATCAACTAACTGAAATTGATTAACAATAGTATCACTTACAATAGGTCTTGTGGTGACACTAAAGGTACTCGAAATACCGACAGCATCATTTGCTCCAGTGACTCTTAATGTTGCACTTGTTGTTGTGCTATAACTTGCAGAAGAATTAACCTTTAAAGTGAGAATATCTCCATTATAGACTGTTGTAGAGTCGGCACTAAAGTCTCTTACAGTGCTAGAACCTCTTACAACTCTTAAAAATCCACCAGAGACTGTCGCAGTTAAAGGAACAGGTGCAAGGAAAGTATCAGGGTCTGCTCCACTCAATGTAATCGAGTTGCTATCGAATGCTGATGATATGGCAACATTTGTATAGTTATTAAACACAAATTGATTTACGGTTGTATCTGCTGGTCTTGTAGAAACAGAATATGTTGTTGTATAAGTACCAACAGTAATTGCAGTTGTATTTGTTTTTGAATAATCAGTAGGTCCTTGCAATACAATTGCGATGGTATCACCATTTCCAATAGTTGTTGCTGTTCCTGGAACACCGCCATTTTTTCTAAATGAACCAATACCAGAAGTAATTGATGCGTTTGAAAAAACTGTGGAATCTAAACCAGAAACTGTAATGGCGTTACTTGTTGAAGTAATACCAAGTTCTTGATTTGTAGAATTTGTAAAAGAAAATGCATCAGGTAAAGAATCCTTATCTCTTGTCTTTACTGTCCAAACTTTTGAAGTTTTTCCTACAGTTGCAGTTACTGAGTATGTTTTACCAAAATCAACATCATTTCCAGATGTTGTTGGAATGTAAAGTGCAATTGTTTCTCCACTTCTTACAAATGAAGGTCCACTTGTAAAGATGCCACTATTAACAGCAATTGATGCACCTGCACTCACTGAAACTCTGACCTTATTATTAAGACCAGTGATTGTAACTGGTCCTGTTGTGTGTGCAGTTCCAGGTTCTGCATTAGTTACATCCGTAAAGTTAAAATCAGCAGGTACATCATCAAGTGTTCCTCTATAGGCATATTCCGATGAATCGCCTAAAGCACCTAGAAGTGGACTCATTTATTTTCTCCTCAACTGTATTGAGATTGTGAATAAAGAACGGTGTATGTATTTGCCGCAGTCTTAATAATTACGTAGGTATACAAGTCAATTCCGTTTGCATTGCCCGAAGTAATTGGGACACCACCATAATATTTAACTGTCTGAGTTGCCCCATCAATTTGAACAATGTTATTGTAATATGGAGTTGCACCTTGAGTTGTCATTACTGCAACGGTCATTGATTCGCCAACATTCAAAAAGTCATTTAGGGTTTGTGATGCATTACTTCTAAAGTTCAGAGTCCAGTTACCTTGTGCCGCTGAAGTAAAGTAATAAACATTATTATCACCCAGATCAATATTCTGAACTGTGGTTGCGGTTAAAATACCAGCACTAATCGTAGCAGTTTCAATAATTTCATAAACTCTCAGTGTACCATTAATTGAAGTGCTTCCTTCAACGTATAGACCAAATCCTGCTTTTGCGCCAGTAGTGCCAATACCAATCGGAGTTGACGTGTGGACGCCAACAGGATCAGTTCTCCAAATGTCAGAAACATTAGTCAGACCAGAACCATCACCGCTAAATGTTCCAATAAATGAGTTGGATGTGACTTGATTTACTGTTAGATTGACACTAGTAGTTGAAGTGCTTACTGGACCAAATCTTCTCCAGTTATTATCTGCAGTATAAATCCATCCAGCAGTTCCCCCACTTTCTGGTGTTGCTTGATAAACAACATCTCCTGGGTTACCCGCATTTGTTGGAGTTGAAATACCAACAGTGTACTTTCTGGAAATAGTTGCATCGCCCTGTAAGAAGAGCGAAGTTGCCTCCATTCCTTTTGATGAGGTTGAAGTAACCTTATTTGTAAAGACTACTGGACCATCAAACTTAGAAACAACCTTATTGTTTGGACCACCTTCAACACGGATTGAGTTGCTGAAGTTACCCTCTACTGGATTAATAACGTTGATAGAAGCCTGACTTGTAATGTCTTCTCCAGTTACTGTTTGAATTGGAGTGTCAAAGATTTCTTCTTGTCCGGTAATCGTACTTAACTTCTTATTACCAGAATATGAGATACCTTTATCATTCATTCCAGTGAAGAAGTTGATACCACCATCAGACTTAAATGATTGAGAAATCAGTTCTTCTTGTGCAGAAATCTGACGATCCTGACGATCTGGGAATGCAGTTGAGTAGTTACCAGGTCCATAACCGACATACTCAAATGTGTGTCCTGAAGCACGAATGATTGAGTGTCTTCTTAGTTCAACAGGAAGTGGTTTAATTCTTCTAACTGTTGCGCCAGATAGATGTGAGGCACTTGGAGTTCCAAGAACACCCCTATAAACAGAGACTACATCACTACTGACAGTTGTTTTAATTCTTACAATCTCATCATCAATCTCAAGATAATCTCCAACATTCAGATCTAGACCAGATACTGGAATTGTAATGGTTCCTACAGTAGGACCAGTAACAGCAGCGGAAAGATTAGTTGTTACATTATCATACTTAGTAACTAAACGTCCACCAATATTTTCATTCTCGACTGATATTGTTCCTGCATTCGCAGCAACTCCTCTTCTATAAGCATAGATTGCACCAGATCCAACTGGTGCTGTTGTACCAACTCCAACATTAATAGAGAATGAAGTAAGACTATTAACTTGCTTTACAATGAATGATCCATTGTAAAGTGAATTTGTAGCACCACCTAAAGAAATAACATTATTGACTTGGAATCCGTGATTATTAGATGTAGTAACAATTCCAATTCCAGTTGTTGCATTATAAGTAAGCGAAGAAACACCAATTGCTTTACCAATCAGAGAACCAGTAGCGTCTGAAGTAATTAATGCCCCCAAACCAGATTGTGCTTCTGGACTTACTGTAGAAATAGGAGCAACTTCGACTTGTTTTGTGTTTCCTGCGGTAACACCAGTAATACGATAAAGAGTATTGTAACTCCTATATCCAAGAGAAGAAATTCCACTAATCTTGATAATCTCATCGGTGTTACTATAAATTGATGTTACACTCACAACACCAACAGAATATCCTGTAGTGGTTGCAACACCAACAACAGCAAGTGTATTTCCTATACCAAATGCACTACCACCATCCATAATCTTGACGCCAGTGATAACACCAGAGTCAACTTTAATTCTTGCAGTTGCATTCTGACCTGTTCCAGGTTCGCCCACAAGTTTTACATTATAATAGTATTCTGTACCAACTCCAACCCCATAACCGGAACCACCAGTAACAATACTCAGACCAGTTGCTCTATTCAGACCGTGATCGATTTCGGAGAAAATTGTGTGAGCGGTTCCTGTAGCATTTGATACTACGTTTGTAATACCAAACCCAACGTTAAAGTCTCCAATCGCTTTTTGAATAGTTTCTTTCGTGAGACTATTCTGTGGTTCATCAATAACAACTTGACCGATTGGTTCTGGAAGAGCATAACTTGCAGATTGATCTGGATCAGAAACAAGATTATCCCTATTTAATTGTGGATATAGATTTACAACTGGCTGAATAAATTTTAAATTAGTAAATGGGGATACATTAGGTGAGTTGGAAGAGTTAACTAGTGTTAGATGATAAATTCCATCTTGCTCGTTCTTAATATACTTCTTGACTTCTTGTGTTCTGTAAATCAAATACGTATTATTGTATCTCTTTCTCTGGAAGTATGGAAGAGATGTGGTACGATCAGAAATATTATTAGTAAATGATCCAGGATTAGAAGTAAGAGCATAACTAAAGTGCTTAGAACTACTGATTCCAGCAACTGTAAACGTTCCATTATATGCAGAATTAGCAACACCAGCAAGATTTGCTGTGCTGGTTACGTTCACAATCTTAACCTGAGAACCAACACTCAAATCATGAGGAAGTTCAGTAATAACATTAACATTGCTACCATCCCAAGTTGCATTTGCAATGATTCTTTGATTTCTTAGATTTGTTACATTTGCAATTGTAACGGGTGATGGATTAAATTGATATGCGATTTCAGTATTTGTAGATCCTAAAGTAGAACTAGACTCCTGAAGAATAAATCCATCTGATGGTGGTCTTGCAGTTGTTGCAGCATCCTTTGGAATTACATAACGAACTCTGTAAATAGAATCGTTTAGTGGTCTCGTATCTGATTTACGAACAATAAATGTTCTTGGGGTTGCAGCACCAAGACCTGCAGTACCCAGACCAACTAATGTGGAATAAATGCTATTATCTGTTGCTGCTGTTCCAACATTAACATACCATTGATTTTGGGTGGTGTCATATTGAATAGGATGTCCAATATCACCAGAATTCTTGTCAGATACTCTACTTATGACTGTGAGAATACCACCCTTATTATTAATTGTAATTGCAGAAGCATCCAAAGCATCATTTAATGTTTGTGCTAACTTCAACTGGTTTGCAGATAGTCCACTAGTAATTGCATAATACACTTGATTTGCAGATAGACCATCTGGGAGTTGTCCGTTGCTACTAATTACTCTTACAGTCTCACCATTGATGAGTGAATGAGTTGTCGTTAGAGTAATAATATTGCTTGAAATATCATTAGAACTGCCGCTAATATTAACGCGATACGATTTCTCAGAAGATATTTCATTTCCACTATATTGAGTACTTGGCATAATGATTCTTGCCGAGTACTGTGTTGTAACTCCTGCTTGCGACAGAAGAACATTCAGTTGGTCATTTGTTTTTGCACCAATACGATATCCCTCAATGACATTATCAGGAGGAATAGATGGGTTGATTTCATTATAAAGATAAAGTCTATTAGTAGACGCAATACCAACTGTTTTTGCTACATCAATTGAAGAAAATTCAAGAGCAGTTTCTGTGGGTTCAAACTCTTTTGGTGGGATGATATGTGTAATGTAACCAACATCATCTCTTGGATAGGAATCGATTCTAAATCCAGAAGATGCTAGAGACTTTGCGCCAAAGTTTGAGTTGGAGTTTGTGATTGATAGGTCACCGCCACTTTCGGTAACAAAGTGAAGTGCAAAACCAATCGCAAAAACAGAAACTACCTGGATAAATGAGTCATTTGAACACTTAATGTGATAGTTTTCATACTCTGGTTTAAATCTTGCTCTAGAGTCTGTATGAATATTCTCATTACCACTTACAGTATTATCTTCATAAAGACCAGATGTTGTATTATACTTTACAAATGCATTATCGTCCTTTTGAAGTCCAATACCCGTGAACTGTGCCACGACCATTGACTTAAATCCATCTGCCTTATTTCCATCAGCATGAAGACCACACATTCCATAAACAGAACGCAATGAAATATTAAAGACATATGGAGATGCTGATGTAACAGTATCAACAGTAATATTCAGAGTTGATCCAGTTACCGCAGGAAGTGCAGTAACTGGTGGGTTTGATACTTGATACTTAATTTGAGTAGAACTTAAAACTTCACTGACAACAAACTGTCCATCATAACCTGTAGAGTTAATACCTTCAATACGAATTGGTGTATCTACATCTAATCCAAGTTCATTTGGTTCTAGTGTAACTGTAATAACATTGGTTGATACTACACCATCACCTGCCTTGATACTTGTGATTCCAACATTACCTCCCTTTGAACCAACGATACGAAATTCATCAATCTTTGGTTGAATATCAAGTGGTGAACCAGTGGTTTCAGGTGGAATCTCTCTGCCACTCGAAGGACCATATGCAATACCAATCTTCTCATAGTATGCATCAAGATCAGTTTTATTTGAAGAGTATGTTAGGAAGGCATCATTAATATTGATATTATTCACACCATCTGCATATTCAAATGCAGTGAGTTTATGGTGGGAGAAGTTGGGAACGTATGAGTTTGAGGTATAATCTTTATAGCAAGAACCATTTGGATCTGCATCAAGAACACTAAACTGCCAGAGATAGCAAATACCAGTCAGTCTAAAGATTGCTGCTCTTTCAATATTCGTATTCTGTGGATCTGGAATATACTTAGGACGAATCTTTGTCTTTCTTAGATCAAGACCAACAAGAGAAGTACCGCGAGGAAGAATAACACCCCCACTAATGCTATTGAACTTATAAAGGATATTGCTATCTGAGTTGATATCAAAGTTTGTTGTTAAGTCAAATGGTTGGAAGTCTGTTGCGATCTCCCCAGATCTTGTCTGGAATGTTCCACCATTTGGACTTAGTGGAATCCATCCAGGACGGTTATCAACGATGTGCTCTCCTGGATAGAGCATAATGGTAGTCTTACCAAATCTATCATTATCCAAACCACGCTGGTAGGAGAACCTTGATGCTTCAATTAAAGCACGCTGAATTGTGGAAAATGGCCTTGTTAAACTATTTCCACGATTTTCTACAGAATCTGTAGAGTCAGCATTTGAAGGATCTACATATAAAATTTCCCCTCGGGTGTTTTTGAGAAAATTATCAAGACGACTTAATCCCATTTTATTTTTTTATAAGTTCCGTTATAGATTATTTATCACCATCTATTATTGGTATTTACATACAACAAAACCCTCTAAAAGAGGGTTCTGAAGTCACACTTTTTGGGTCACTGCGAATTGTATCGCTCTTATATTATAACATAATTTAGTCGAATGTCAAGCACTTTGTTCTTCTGTTTCCTCTTCTTCTTCCCCATCAGGAAGTGTCACTCCAATCTGATCTAGATATTCAATAATACCTTGAAGTTTAAGAGCAAGTTCTTTTTTAACTGTTAGTTGATTTGTAAGATTGTTGATGTCATTAACAACGTCTTTTTGTTGTTCAAGTGCTTGAGATAAATGTTGTTGTTGTTCAGTCATAATTTTCAATGATTTTGAGTATTTATGGGGTTTGTGCATATTTGTTGGCATCTTTTAATTTTCTGGTTACTTTCCATCCTTTATGTTGAGGTCTTTCTCCTCTAGAAACTCTGCACATACAATCTCTGTCTAAATTAAATTTTTTACAAATATCCGACAAATATATTGTTTCAATGACTTCACTAGTAGGAGATATTAAAGTAAATATAAACTTATGATTTTTCAAATGTGCTTTTTTTATTTTCTCTATTCTCTCTTCTTTACTCAATTTACTTAAACCGTTTTTATATCCTTTTTTTCCTGCACTTGATAATTCTTTTGAAGATAAATTATGAATTCCTATCTTATTTTCTTTTAACTTTTTTCCGTAAGAAGACCTTTCCTCATAACTTAATCCACATATTCCTATTTTATTTTGTTTGTTCTTTTCTCCTGCGATTTTTCCACCTTTTTTCCCATAATCACTTAACAAATGTTTTGACTTTAAAATACCTTGCTCATAACCCTTTTTACCACCTTCCTTACATAGTCTTATTGAAATTATTCCACCAACATTTTCATTCAAACACCAAAAGTCATTGAGAACTGGTCTAATTAATCTTTTTTCAACTTCTTGTGCTTTTATATATCCTTCATCAGTATAATCAAATATTTCTAGTATCTGCTTCTTTGGAGTATAAAGTTCCCAACACCATTTGTTTGTTATAGGAGAACCCCAATACTCTTCATCAAAATACTTTTCTTTCTTACTACCATAATAGTAATAAGGAACTTCTTCAAAGGTAATCTTATATGTGTATATTCTTGGAGAATACATAACTCTGCTCTTTAGTTGACTGCATTAATATTTATAATACAAAGGAGAGGATTTCTCCTCTCCAACCTGTAGAGATTGCAGTCAACTTCAGGCATCATTATTTATATTTTGACTCATTAAGTATTTTACAGTGTTTGCTATATCTTCCATAGCAGTATGTAAATCTGGTCTTTGTCCAGATTCTTGTTTACAAATGGGAACATCATTCTTTATAAGTGTCCAGCGCCATTGTTTCATTTCCGGACAGAACCATAAATTAATCCGCATGTTTGAAATGCTCAAGTTCGATCCAGTTAAGGAGGGTTTGGAATGCACCGATAGAGGCAGGAGTGCAGTTATCTTCCTTAAGTTTTTGAACATAATATTCAAGTGCTTCAATGACCATTTGACGGTCGGTTTGTGAAATAAGTGACATTGGAGTTATAGAACTCAGAGCCCCCGACTGGATTTGAACCAGCGACCAACGGTTTACAAAACCGTTGCTCTACCACTGAGCTACAAGGGCATTAATCAGCAGGTAACATTTCTGGATTTTCCAGTTCCAACTCATATAAGAGTGGATGACATTCTTCAAGCATCAAATAGTATGATGCTTGATAAAGGTCTTCTGGTTCAAACCTTCTTTCGTTATCTGCCAATTTGATCAGTTCCAAATCGAACAAAGAGTCTTTTGGAAGATCGTCAAAAGTAAAAGGAATCTGATTTATAAAGTACAATAGAACTATTTGAGTTCCGCGATTATACCAAACGTATCTGGCATCTATTCTGTATTTCATAGAATAGTCCTTTACTTTTGTTTATTTAGAGGAAGAACCTCATACCCGTGGGCGGATTCGAACCGCCGACTGCTCGATTTTAAGTCGAGAACCTCATTCCGCTGGGTCACACGGGCTTGTAGTTTAGATTTGGTTTTCCTCCTCTAAAAGTTTTATTTAACCTTTGACTATATTTTCCAGCACAAGATTTAGAACAAAATGGACCAACTTTTTGTTGTTTTAGATTGTTATGTCTAATGTCTCTTGCTGGTTTATAGAAAGATTTATCACATTCAGGACATACACAACAAATCATTTCTGCTCTGTTATGTACTGCTGCGTGTTTCCTTATGTTATCTACTCTACTCAAAACTTGTAAGTTGTCAAGTGAGTTGTTGGTAAAATCACCATCTATATGGTCGCAGGTTTCATCAGGTAAAAGTGGTCTACCAAGTTTTTGTTCTAAAAGATATTTTGGATAAGAAACTGTTGTTCTTTTACCATTTTCATAGAGAACAATTCTTTGTCTTCCGTCTTTTGCTGTGTAAGGACCATATATTTTCATAAAAAACTTACGCTTTGTAAGTTACATCATTATACTTCAGATACTCAAAGAATGTCAAGCGCATCTCTTTAATACTCATTCCACAGTGCTTTGCGGCTTTAGGAAGATTCCACTTTGCAGAAAAGAGTGCCTCATTTGCCTCTTTTACATTTTCAGGAGTGGTTTTAACAGTCTCTTCTTTAAGGTCTTTGTATGAGATTTTGTAAACCATAGTTTTCAAAAAAGTAATAGAGGCAATTTTTACCGGGAATTTTTTTGGACCTAAAATGGAATTAAAAGTCCATTTTGGTTTCAGAGAGGACTTGCATAAGAAAGTGTCTCTTCATCCACTGTAGCACGAACGAACTTTAGCACATTCATAAACTCATCTACTGTATCACAGGTCACTTGCTTTTCTGAACCTTCATTAGAATACAGATACACTGTACGCTTGATGGGGTCCACAACGCAGCGTGAGAGGTACTCGTCTTGCATTCGGTCGTCCTTTGATTACCCAATTATCATAACACGATCAGAGGTCAGTGTCAAGCGTTTCAGGGCGAGGCAGGTCACGTCTTTCGGCAAACACCAAATAGTAACAATTTGCTGGCATACCATTAGTGCTTAGATATACCTTAAGGTCTTCAATCCTCTTTACAACGAGTGCTTGATCTGCACCAACTTGCGTTAGGTGGACGGTAATCGTTGATGGATTGATTAAACCTTCCCATTCTGGGGGAAGTTGAATATATTTTCCACTAGAAATACGACCTTGAGTGAATACAAGGTGTTTATTAGTTAATGGGTGTTCGTAATGAAGAGTTTTGGACTTGTCTATTGGATGTTGAAATTTCATAAGATTACATTTGTTACTGTAGATACACCAAGATAGTTGAGTGCTTTTTCGTAGTTAATAATATCAGCGCGATATGATGCGATTTGTTGTCTCAATCCCCAAATTTCGGATTGGAACTCTTTTCTTTGCTCTCTAAAGGTATTTGCAACGTCTATTTTATAATTAAGTGTGCTAATACCAGAGGTTATATCAGACTTCGCAGTATTTAGGGCATTAATTGCATTAGTCAAGTTTGTCTCTTGAGTAGGACAAGCAGAAGTTGCTGAAAGAATACCACTAAATTGAGTTGCATCAACAGTAGTAACAAAACCAACAGCAACCCTTTGTCCACTTAAAGTAACTGGGTAAGAAGAAAATCCAACTTTTAGATAATACGTACCTGCACCAACATTAGGTTCAAAAGTATTTGGATCTTCTGGATCAACAAGGTATGGATTCCAGGAAATTGGATTGGAAAGATATCCAGAGTTATCATATTTGATTGATACACCAATACCAATATCACCAGTCGTCATAATACCAATGGTTTGTGGAATAAATGGATCACTTTCTGCAAATATCTCATAATCATCATACGTAAATTGTGTTGTTGATTTTGAAATAGTAAAGGACACATAAGATCCATCAGATTCTGGTGCTGATGCAGTTCCAGTTGCTGTAGTATCTAATGTCAAAATAGTGACTGGAGATTCTGTAGATATTCCCAGAATAGATTGAGACAATGTAGTTGTCCCAATACCCACAATATTACTTGAAGAGGGAAGAACACCAGATTTTGATGAGGTAACTAACTGTCCTGTGGTGATACCAAGAGTTGAAGAAGAACCTACAACAGATAAAGCAATGAGTTTATTGGAACCTGTAGAAATTGTTCCAATAAAACTAGTGACAAAAGTATCTTCAAAATCTTCTGTTACTGGTTCATTATAATACTTAACTCCATATGCACTTTCTGTACTAAAACCAAAAGTACTGTAGTTGCCATAAGTTACAAACCCAACGCCATTAAAATATTCAACACTAGGAAGAGTTCCTGCATAACCAGCAAGAGAAAGTTGAGTTGCTACTAAAGTATAAGTTGTTCCTGCAGTCCCAGTCAGTCTCCAAAATACATCAGTCCTACAACCAACATTGATTCTATCTTGATATGCACTAGCAACATCAACAATATTTGAGTTTACGCTTTGAATCTCATTAAAAATATCTACGTCCAACGAAGTTATAATATCGTCATATGCACCTTTTGTTGCATCAGTTTCAATGATTGCCTCTGTAGAATCCTCAATAGCAGAATAAGAACCATCTAACTTTGCCTTTAAATCGTCATTAACAACTGAATAATATCTAGGATCCATAATTTACTTTCCTACTGTGCCCCATTCTTTTGATTCATTTCCTTCATATTCAACAACTAAATCTGCAACGTCTTTTCTCTTTGCAAATACTGTATAACTACAGTCAATAAGTCCACCAGAATTATTTAACACATTAATTTTAGTGCCCCATTCAATATTTTTTACATATAACTCTTGATATGAACTATGTGGAGTCAATGTAACTGTGATTGTTTCCGGATCTACCAGTCCTCTCCAATAATCAGGCAGATTGATTACATTTGAGTTTGTAAGTCTTCCTCTGTAGTAAACTCCATTCTCTGGACCTTCAATACAAGAATGCGCTAATCGATGATTTTCTTTGGTTGGGTGTGGAATATCAAACTTTTTGGTAGTACCGACGATTGAACGTTCAAACTTAAGAAAACCTTTAATATTGCATAAACCTTTAACTGTCAAAGGTCCATTAATTGTTGTTGGTCCATTAATAACTTTCGTGCCAGTCGTAACACTACGACCTTTAAAAATAGTATTTCCTTTAACATCTATTTTCCCAGACCATTCTAGTATACCTAACGCAGTTGTTTTGGGGCAAGTATAAGTTGTTTTCCCCAGAACAGTAACAGTAACTTTTGGCGCAAGAGTAGCAGTAAGTCCAACTGGTCCTGATGGATCTCCAATCAAAAGATCTGTTGGAGTGGGTGCAGATGCTCTACTACTTATCATCAAAATAGGCAATCCATTTGCCTCTGGTGCCAGGTAGTTTTTAGTTCTACCTAACATCATAGTAGCAAGAGGTCTTGGAGAAGGATATGTAAGAGGTGAACCAATTAACGCAGGACCTTCAATCCAAGCACTACCATTTACTGGAGGACCAGCAGCACTACCACCAAGTGCTGTTGCAGGTGGTCCAGGAACTCCTTTAGGAAGACCTGCGGTAACTTGAAACTGACCTCCGACTAAGAGATTTCCAAAACCAGCCATATTAACCTCCGATACTACCTATCATTTTTTTAAGACCATCTAAAAATTTCAATGCCGTAATTGTTCCTACTGTAGGACCAAAGGTAAAGTCACAATCTTCAAACCATTCACCTGGACCTGTAATTTTAATATTCCCAGGAGAAGCAATTTGAACTTGTCTCTCTGCAGCAATAGTAAGATTTGTCTTTGATTGTATATTGATTGACGAACCAGCCTGAAGTTCTATTCCTTGGTTGGTTATAATATTTACATACCCAGTTTTAGTATCAGTTCCAGTTGCAATAAGATCTATGTCCTTAGCATAAAGTCTCAATCTGCCCCCAGGAGCACCGATGATTACATCTCCGTTCTCTGCATAAGTAACAAAAGCAACACCATCAACGGGAGTAGTTCCACAGATAATCTGATAAACTCCAGGACATTGATTCCAAGTTGAACCAGCAAATTTACCAGAACTACCATATGCCATAAAATGGTCTGATGGCTTTGCTGGATTTGAATTACGAATTAATGCGGCAAGCTTAGTGCCATTAAGCATTACATCACCAAATCTCAATTCACCTTGAGTTGTACCAATGCGGGAATAGTCCCAACTCGTTTCTAATCTTTTACTCATCCAGGTTTACCTACACAATCTACAACGTTTATAATTGTATCTACTGCACCAAGTCTTGTAATCAATCCATCGCCCTTTAGAACTTTAAAGACTGGTTTGATAACCGCATTATGACCTGTACTACTATCTATACCTATTTCAGGGAGTTCAGTAAATCCTATTCCAGTTTTTACCATAGTAATGCCAGTGAGTTGTCCGTTGTATCCAAACTGCGGGGTCATCTGGGTTCCATTACTTGGATTAATCACTATAGTATCACCAGAAGTATAACCAAATCCAGGATTAGTGATTTCGGTATCAACTATTTCAATGATTACTGGATAAGATCCATTAGGAATTGTTGGTCCAGTAATTGGAATGTCTTCTGGCGGACACTGCGGAGCAGTGACACTTTCCTCATTAATAGAAACGAATGGAGATTCTCCTGCAAGTTGAACGTAATCTCCAACTTTAATATTCATAATCTCCCCAGGATTATAAGGATATTCCCAGTTGCCATCTGCTCTTCTTATTGTTGATTGGCACCTTGTAGCCCACGTTCTTTCATCACCACCTTTACTGCCATCAGGTCTTGGTAGATACTCGGTTCCATTATCAATCATAACAATTTTCGTTATTCCCTTTACAATGTCTCCTAGGTTTGGTGTGGTTCCTGTTGTTCCTATTCCAGTTGTTCCTGTTGTTCCTATTCCAGTTGTTCCGACAGTTACTGTGCTTCCAATTCCAGTAACAGGTGGAACATACGGAACGTCACCAATCACAGCAACAGCAGTGGCACCTTTTCCTCTTCCACAAGAGTCTTCAATGCTTACAAATGGTGCTTTGGTGTAACCAAATCCAGGAGAAATAATATCAATACCCAGAATGTCACCTGCAGCACTAACAATTGCATTGCCTGTAGCGCCTTGTCCGCCACCACCCCAGAAAGAAATTTTAGGAGGACCACACAGAATAGGTCCAACATTACAAGCATCACCAACACCAACAATCATTGAGTTGATATCAAGATTAAACTTAAAGTTATTTGGATCAACAATAGATTTTGCTGAAGATATAATTGACTTGGCAGAATTAAAAATAGCATTTACATCTAAAGCCACGCTAGATGGTTTACCACCTTCAAGGAAATTCCATTCCTTTACATCCGGACACTGTGCCTTTACATCGCAAGATAAAAAGTCCAGTAAAGAAACAATAGCGTTTAAAACAGAATCAACAAGACCTTTGATACCAGCAATAGTTCCCAGTACTGCGCCAAGTATTCCATTAACTGCTGCTAAAATTTGCCCTAGAATTTGACCTACTAATTCATTTAAAAATTTTTCAATGGCACAAACTGCCATATTAACATAACGACCAATAATTTGATTCAAAAACTGCTCTATCAAAGAGCTCAAGTTATCTAATATCTTATTGAATAAACAAGCAATCAAGTCCAAGGCGGTTGTTTTCTTTTCTTGCAAAGGAACTCTTTGATTTAAATATAATGCTGCCTTTGCTTTATTGACAGTCCAGTTAACACCTCTTTCTACTCTAAGTTTTATTTCATCAATTAACCATTTAATCCAACCAGTAATCTTATCTGCATATGAACTTACTTTTTGTTGTGCCTCACTTAAAAACTTTTCTGCATTAGAGAGAGCACTATTTGGACCATTAATTTTATTTCTTAAACCTTCAATATCTTTTTTGAGATTGATTAAATCGCGATTAATCGCATTAGAATCTACGGGAGTACAAGCAGATGGTGCAAAAATATATTTGTTTAAATCTTGCTGTTGCTTATCTGCTGCGGAAATAGTACAATCGGCACCAGCACCATTTTCATTGACTACTTTTCCGCCGTCAGTATTTGTATCTGGTACAGTAAATCCACCAATCCCTGCACCAAAACCAGACCTTGGAGCACAACCTTGCTTCGGATCTTTGTTATCACTAAAAGAACATAATGAACTACCAATTACACTTGATATAACGTATTGCCTATTCAGTCTGTTTTTATGAATATTAACAAAAGTATTTGGTGCTAGTGGAACATAAATCTGCAATCCAGCATGTCCTGATGGAAAGGACATATGACGAGTTGCATCAATCAAATCTTCATCCTTTGTTTCATTTGAATTCCTAAAACAAAGTCTTACTTTATATCTTTCTCCCCAACCTTTTGCATCTTCACCTTTTGTGTCTCCTTTATTAGGAACACAAAAAAGTTTATAGGTTTTTGGATCGACAATTTGACCTATACCTATAAATTCATATTCTTTATCGGGATCATAAACATAGGGTTGATACAAGTTTGAGGTCATTTTTAATCTTCGTAAATTCTACATTCAAGAGCATCTGGGTGTCCGTCACAGTAAAGTTCTAATGATGTTGGATCGTGATCGTCATCTGGATGATTTGCCTGATATTTTTCAAGAGAATCAAGTTCATCTTCTAAATGACGGCGGCGTTGACTGCTTGTATTTGGATTATCTATCTCATCACGATCATCGTTAATGTGTTGCTGAAGTGACTTTTCCATAAGTTTCTTAAATTAATTTTTTATGCCGTAAGAGTCTCTAACCAGAACTAATCCAGTATAAAAAGAGGAATCTGTTCCGGCACTCCTAGGTGAAATGAAATGACATAACTCCAATATCATATATATACCACTATCAATAGCATTTGGTTCCGGAGTTTTTGCACTAGACAAAGGTGGTAAATCACAACGAATCAAATCACCCGCCTGTAAACTAAAGTCTGCATCTATTACAACCTCAATCATATAGTTTAACCTTTGACGATAGTTCTGGACTGCTTGCGCGATTGTCTCAACACTAAAGTTTTCTTTTTTTGATTTATCAAGTTGCAAATCAATAGAATCACCAGTCATATATGCCATACCAATAGATTCAGGTATTGCCAAATACTTAGTTGGTTTTTTAAAATAATCACCATATTTTGGAAGTTCTTTTCCAGATAAAACTTTTCCTGCCTCCTGTGCTAATAATGGAGCGTTTTTATTGACCTCTAGAGAATAAAAATCAAATGTTTCAGTTACTGTACCATAAGCACCATGGTCCATTTGTCTTTCAACATCAACGCTCCTATTCACATAGAGTTGTTTAATTTTATCAGTATATCCATCAGGCACTTCTCTATCAACAGCAAAATTATAAATGTATTTCTTTATTGGTTTTGAATTAAAAATCTCATCAGGAGACTTAAAATAAAATCCCTTTGAAGTTTGCCAAAAGAAAAATCCAGCAGTTTTATTTTCAGATTTTTTAAAAGCAGGAATTGCCAATTGTTGTAACTCAAGAATGACTTCAAATGGTGGTTTTCTTAATCCAAAATCATTACAATCTTTTAATGTTGGACTAATAAAAAGATCCTTATCGGTTTTAAGATCTTCTTTTAAAATCTTATTCACAGAGTCAGATATTTTACCAGTATATTTTCTAAGAACTGCTCTCTCTAGTTCTTTATTATCAAAAAATTCTTTTGAAACCATCTGTAGAATATAAGATGTACTCTTCAGTGTTTTATATTCATGAACTCTGTTTGATACTCTTAAAGAAGTATCCTTACTAAGATCCAAAATATTTCCCCTTTTATCACTGCATTTAAATAGTACTTTTTCTGCACCTTGTATGTTAAGTGATTCTAACGCACTGATTGTTTTAGATCCATCATTAGCACTATCTCCACCTTCAATAAAATATGAAGTCAAACGAATAGTATTATCTATCATACTCTCACGATATTCAATCCTTGGACTACCTGCATCTACACTAACAGATTTTCCAGGAGTGTGTGAATAAATTTCAAATTTTTGTATTGTTGATGTTTGAGTATTTACTGACATTTTTACTTCTTACTATGATACTATTTAAGCTATGATTGCTTGATATTGAGTTTCTTTGATTTCAAGAATAACCATACCCGTATTTTCATTTAAAATACCAGAATTTAAAGTGGCAACAGTTGAGGATTGGGATGGTGCTAATGATACTTGGGTGCTTCGCTTATTTGAATCATATGTGGACTTATCAATTTCAACAGGTTTTCCTCTTCCCATTTTATAATATTTTCCATCAGTTCCTTTAAAAAAATTAACTCCATTAGATGAAAATGTAGTTCCTGGAGATGCCGAAACCCTTGATGGAGGTTGTTGTGGTGGTGATTGCGGTACTAAAGAATTTAAGTATCCTGTTGGGTCTGTAGCTGCTCCACCAACATATCTTTCCAAGTGTAAATGCGTATTATCTTTGTTACCATATGCATTATACCAACCTTTTACTGTTGCAACAATCTGTCCCTTTTTAATTTTTTCGCCCTTTCTAACTTTTGAGTTTACGTGACCATATACAATTTTAGTTCCATCAGAATGAGTAACAACAACTCCATCACCATGTCCACCAAAATCTTTATAAATGTCAGTAACTTCACCATTTTGTAACGCAGTAACCGGAGAATTTGCATCTACACCAATATCAATTCCCTTATGTTGTCTTCCCCATCTTGATCCAAATCCACTTGCAAATTGAGGATTCCCTCTAGGAAGAACAGAAGCAAATGCGCCTTTTGTTGGTTTTCCACTTGGTTGTGGTTGAGTACCACTTTGAAGCGCACTTAAAACTTTAGAAGTCCAACTTGGACTTGTATTATACATTCCAGGAGCACCAGCACCTCTACCCGTCCTAATACTTTCTATAATTTCTTGTGGAGTTTTTCCAATATAAGAACTCTTCCACCTATCAACATGAGATTTAACTCCCTCTTCAAGACTATTATAAACAGCGTGTTCTTGACCATCCTTACCAATAACAGACCCCTTTGGTCCCCTCCCAGTTTGCCCAAATGGATTTGTTTTTCCACTTGCGAAATAAACACTATTTGGATTTGATAACCATCCAGTCTCAATCATAGCAATTGCTGCAGTAACCTCTGGTTTTGGAGACCCAACTTTTTCAGCAATCTTTCTAATTTTCTCAAATGCTTCTTGTTGACTTTGTGTTAAAGGTCCTCCACCAGGTCCAGTATCTGGCATAGATCCAGGAGGACCACCTTCCAAATTCATCTCTCTATTCAAGTTCTGAAGTATCTTTGATGCAGAATTCTCAATAGAAATCGCAAGAGCATTGGAAATAAACTTCCCTATTCTTTCACCAATACTCAGCCCGCTTCCAATCTCTCTTGTAGGAACTACTCCACCATTTGCCATCGCAATTGTTTTAGAAATATCACCAAAAGAACTACTAAGTTCTGCGTTTACTGCATTCTGAACGACTGAACCAAATACATCGCCAATTGATTTTGCAAGTTTCTTATCTGGTTTTTGTCCGAGTGCCATATCAATACCAGCCCCAAACATTGAACCGGCAAGACCATTTAAAGATGTCATTTTTTTAACATCTTCGGCACTTTTTCTTAGTGCTCTTAATGCACTTCTTTTTCCAGGTTCTTCTTTGCCATAAAGTTCCTCTAGTTTTAACTTACCACCAACATCTTTTCCTGGTTGCGTTTTTTGTAGTTGAATCTTTGGCGCAGTCTTCTTTGGTCCAGTTTTAAGTTTTCTTGATGGCGCAGCAGTAGATTGTCCACCTCTAGTAACAGTTCCCCCTCCTGCTTTTGCTTTAACAGGTTCTGGTCTACTTCCAACCAAAGTATCATACATTGCCCCACCAACAATGTCACCAAGAATACCACCAAGAATAGTACCTGCAAATGGAACTGGGATAAAAGTTCCAAGTGCAGAACCAACAGTAGCACCTACTGCTTTTGCTGCTGCTCTACCTGGATTTTCCCCCATAGCAAGAGAGAATGCAAAATCAATCAGTCCACCAACAATAGGAACTCTACCAAATACTTTTCCAACACCTTTTGGCATTACGCCCTTTATTTTTCCTGGAGCATTATATAATGCTTTTTGAATTCCAGCACCTCTTTTAAATAAAGTTCCAGTCTCAAGTTGCGCTGATGCTCCCCTAAATCTTCTCCCAATTCCATCTAAGGGTCCTCTTGGTCCAGTAGGGGAAAGCATATTTTGTCTGGTATTTGCTTTCCTTGACTGTTCTAGATCAAATCCACCTGCTCTAGCTTGACCTTGTGCTCTATATCTACCAGGGTCTCTAAATCCAGCGCCAGGTCTAATACCTTTGCCTGAAGCAAGACCTGCAGCATATCCAGCCGCATACCCAACACCATATCCACCACCTTTACCAGAAAGATTATTAGATTTTTTAGGTTCAGTACTTGCAATCAACATTGCGGCGCCAATAGCACCATTCAATAAAAGGTTTAAGTTCTTTGAGAACTCATCAAATGTTTTTTCTGCGCCTTCTCCACCAATCTGTTTAACAAAGTCTCTTGTTTGATCGTATGCTTTATAACCAAACTCAACAAAATCAACTACACCTTTTAATATATTTTTAGCAAATCCTTCAACAAATTTTCCAACTGGTTCGAGAACTTTTCCAAACTCCATAAGTTTGGGAAGTAGTTCTCCATATTGATTAAACAAATAACCAAGTAGAGTAAATCCAATGAAACGATTAATCTTATCTAAAATACTCTGCCCTGGAATTGATCCTATCAGGTCTGGTTTAATATTATTTTTCTTAACTTTTTTCTCTAAATCCTTTTCTTTCCTTTCTCTTTTAGATTTTTCTTCTTCTTTTCTTTTTGTAGATGCTTCCCTTTGATCAAGTAAAAGATTGTTGTTTATTATCTTACTTAAACTTACAACCTTCTTTTTAACTACAACTAAACTTCCGGGTTCATCAGTTCCTGTTTTATCTACAGGTTTTAGATCAGGACCTGTTATTTCTTTTGCGGAAATACTTTTAGCAGGCACAAGAAACATTGGTTTCTCTATTGCACTGCTTTCTTTACTTGGAGGTAAAAGTTTTCTGGAATCTATAGTTGCCATTTTATACTCCTACTAAATCTCTAATACCAAGGCTAATTGCAATATTAGAACGAGAATCACTATTAGCAGATATATTAAAAGAAGGAAGTTCAGATGTTTTAGGAACAGATTGAGATTTACTTGGCACTTTAATTGGAGGAAGGACAGTAAAAGTTGTTTTTGATATAATGGTTGGTGGTCCTGGAGGCATTGCTTTGGATTGTGGTCCCATAGGGAATCCCATTCTTCTTGCATCATCTAACGTTGGATTAAATGCAGGTTCTGGGAAAGCCATGTCCATAAGAATACTACCAACTCCACCACCAATACCTTTTAAAACTTTAGGAGCAGAAGAGAAAGATCTTAATGGTCTTTCAACTGCTTGGCGAATTGCTGGAGTTGGTCCCGTCTTTACCATATTGGGAGTAAATGCTTTGAATGGATTCCACCCACTATATCCAGTTGCACCAGATTGAAATGCTTTATTACCTCTAGTTATCTGTAATGCATCATCTCCAAATAAAGTTTTTGGATTTGGATTTTTCTTAATGTATTGTTTAAGTCCACCAAACTTTGCAGTATTTTCATTTGGAACTCTAACATTTCTTCCGCGATTCCACCAATTCATAAACCCACGCATAGGATTAAATCCACTTCCACCACCCGATGTAGATGGAATAGAACTTCTATTGCCACCAACCATTCCACCACCTTGGAATGACTTTATAGTTCTCTTAATTAATCCACCACCAGCAGCGAGTTGAATATTATTTGCTATCTTTGGAATATTAGTTCCACCTGCTTTTTTGTTTAAGTCTAGAAAGAAGTTTGCGCCATACTTATCAACTGCTTTCTTAGACATTACTACTTCACCAGGAGCGGCAGCAATCAACTGAGTATCAGGTCCAGCACCTTTAATTCTTACTCCACTACTATCATCAACACCACCGCCCTCAGCAAATGCGATTTGATTTATATCAAGTTCTTTCTGTATTTCTCCACCACCAAAGAATGACTTTCTTCTGACTAAACCACCGGTATTAAACATACCTAAAGGTCCAATCTTTGAAAAAGTCTCCCCAATCATTCCGAGGGGAGAACTCTTTGCTTCAGTAACTTCTCTCTGAACAACTTCTGGTTTTACGTTACGTTTTTGCGATTCCTTTTCTATTTGTCCTTTTTCTTTTTGCTGTCTCCACATTTCAGCGCCACCAACAGCAAGAGCAGCAGTAACTCCAGCAAATGCAAATGGATGTTTGGCAATAAACTTAACCATCTGGGGAATAAGTCCCCTCAACAGTTTTAAAGTAACTCGAATAAACTTACCAAATGGAGTAGCAAATAGAACATATGCAGATAGTAATGCAGGCCACCAATCTGACAAGAATCTTCCAAGAACCTTTACCTTATCTGCATTCTTAGGATCACTAAACCATTTTACAAGTTGATTGAACGCATATCCCAATAAAGTAAACTTGATAAACCTAAAGATGCGATTAAGTATTCCCTGTGCGGGCGCAATGATTTTTTTTGCTAGTGCTTTTAATTGCGACAGTGGTTTTTCTAAATCACCTTCTCTCTGTCTTCTTTTACGGTCTTCTGATTTTTTTCTTTCTTCGTCTGCTCTTTTTTTCTTTTCTTTATTTTGTAATGTTAAACTTTTTAGAATATCATCAAGTGCTTTTTCAATATCAGTTATATCTTTAGAGGACTCTTGTATTGAAGTAGGAGTCGTTGGAACGATTGCTCTACTTGTGACAAAAAACTTATCTTTTGAAATCTGTATAGGACCAGTTGTACCAATACTTTCTGCAGTTATTTTTTTCTTCTTTAGTTTAAATTTTCCTACTTTACCTTTTATTCTTTTAAATTCATCCTGAAGGAGCATTGCTCTATCAGTAGATTTTTCTTCTCCCCTATCTATTTTTTGAAGTTCAGTAAAAAGAAGTTGTTTATATTCACCATAGGTGAAGTCATAAACTTCTTCTAATCCAAGTATTTCTAATATTCTCTCATCAATCTCTTCGTCAACTAAGTCGGTCTCTCTGACACCTTCATACAAAGGAGGGGCAGACTCTTTTTTAGACTCTACCTTTACGATTTCGTTCTTTTTTTCATTATCACTATCACCATTTGATTTGTATTCTGTTGACGCAGATTTTAAATAAGTATCGACTAACCAGTTCTCATATGTCTCTAAATTATCTCCAGATTCATCGGTCAATACAGGATAACGACCAGACTTCTTAATATTTTCTATTAATTTATCAGCGTCACTTTCTGATATGTTTACGTGAGAAAAATAATTTCCAAACTGACTTTTTATCCCAGTAAGTTTCGCCTTTAATTTGCCCCATGTTGACACACCAATTTGGTCTACGGTAAACCACGTTATTGGTAATTTAGATGGGGCATTAGTTTCCATTTTGTTGCTGCTTTGATTTTTCTTCTTCCAAATAATTCTTCAACATTGCAACATACACATCCCTTTCCCAGGGCATCATATTTTCAATCTCCCATAGTGAATATTTATGGTACTGCATCAAAGCAAAGTTCAACTTATAGAAATTTTCTAGGTCCATATGGACCATACCTATGCGAAAAAACTGGATAACCCTTCCAATACAACTTCACTTTCAACTTCAGTTTTTGGATTCTTAACCTTTACCGAATGAGAAAGTTTAGGCATTGTTTCAAAGAACTTTTCAATTTGCTTGAATTGAGCAGAGTTCATTTGCTCCAAGAAATCAATGAGTTCCTTTTTAGTTACATCACCTGAAGTCCAAACTTCTTCTTCATTAAAGATTTTATCAATACAACTAGCGACCAGATCAAAGGACTGGTCCATATTTGTATCACCAGAAAAATCAAAGTTGTTTTTAATGAATTGATCCAATGAAGGATACTTCATTTGCATAACGATATTATCATCTACTTGAATTTTATTCGTATGCTCTTCATTCTTTTGAACTTGAATTTCGTCAATATTAATTTTCACGGGAACATAAGTCTCCCCATCATCAGGGCAGATGACATTAACTTCAATCTCTTCCCCAACAGACTTACCGCGAATATTCAAAAAGAGATATTCAATATCAAAAGTAGGAAGAGATTCAACTTTGATGTTTTTTGTCTGAATGCAACTCTTGATTACATTCTTAATTGCTGTTGTGATTTCTTTTATATTCTCACTTTCTAATGCAAGAACAAGAAGTTTTTCTTCTTTGACAAGAAATGGTCTATATTGAATTTCTTGTCCTGTAGAAGGAAGTTCCAACTCATATGTTGGCGTAGAGATTTTTGGTAAAGGCATAATGACCTATAGAAATTTCAGTATAATTATTTATTGACGTGAGAAAAGACCAGGAAATCTTTGCTGCAATTGATCCGGAGTAAATACTGCAGAGGACGCTCTTAATGCGGGCGGTAATGAATTTATAATATCATCAACTCCACCCTGAAGAAAAGTTGTTCCCTGAGGTAAATTATTGCGAAGTTCTTCTTCTGATCTTAGTTGAATATCGACTAATGAATTAACATTAGATTTTAAGTTATTCATAAAATATCTAATGTAACTAAAAGATACAGTACACTTTAGAAGTTGAGAAGAGTCATATGAAATAGGCATTGAAGCAATTGATATTGGATATGCTCCTATAAAAGTATATTCAGAATAGTTAGTATAATCTTTTTCAAACTTTTGAACGAAAATATTGCATCTATAACCTTTTGGAAACCTAACTCTATATGAATAATTTAAATTTGATTGCTCGGTGAGTTGGGTTTCTCCAACAGCCCAAGACATCCAAGTTTCAAAAAACTTTATAACTTTATGATCGTGATCTACATAAAAAGTAAAATCTATTCTATCATCATATTGTCTTCTATATACATGCCTTTCTGTTACGCCAGTAAAGTCATTATTGATTTCATGTGTAGCCAATGAAGATCCAGGTAGAGATGCTTCAGAACAAGAAAGAGCCAAAATTTCTTCTTCAATATTTGCCTGTCTATTGTTAAAAAAGTTTCTTATACCTTCCTTACTTTTTTCATTTTCACTTAAAAGTTGGTCAGGATTTAAATAAACATTATAATGAGAAGTTAATGCTGGACGCATTATCTTTGATACAAGTTCGGAAGTTGGATTGAATCTAGGCGACTTATTAGATGAACTAGGAGATGCCATCTATCTATAAATACTCTTATTGATATATTATGTATATGAAAAAAATAAAAATACATTCGTATATTTGGGATACAACTAAATTGTGCGAAACATTCAATGTTGATGGAGCAACGATTGTATCAGAAACTTATGAATGTATAATAACTGGAGTTCATTTTCCAGGAATGAAAGGACAAAAACACTCCGAAGAAACAAAAAAGAAAATGAGTGAAATTGCAAAGGGAAGGGATATGAGTAAAGCAATAGAAACATCTTCTAAAAAAAGAAAAGGAAAACCAGCACTTAATAAAGGATGCGAATATCCACAATTCCAAAAGGGAGGAAAAATAATTTCAAAAGAAGGTGAAATAATTGAATTTGATTGTATATCCCACATATGCAAAAAATTGAATTTAAATCCCACACATCTAGGTCAGGTCTTATCTGGAAAAAGAAAATTTCACAGGGGTTGGAAAAATGCCTCGTGACTCTAAGTATCATCAGGGATATTTTCATCCAAAAAATCCAGAAAAATATATTGGAAACTCCGAAAATATAGTGTATAGAAGTAGTTGGGAACTAAAATTTATGCAGTGGTGTGATCGCACACCTAATGTGTTAAAGTATGGATCAGAAGAATTTTGTATTCCATATTATAATCCAGTAAAACAAAAAGTATGTAGATACTTTCCGGATTTTATTATTGAAGTTCTTGAAAATAATGGAAAAACCCAAAAATATGTGATAGAAATAAAACCAAAAAAACAAACAGTTCCTCCAGTTCAAGGAAAAAAGAAAAATAAAACCTATATTAATGAAGTAAATACTTATGCAGTTAATCAATCAAAATGGAGATCTATTAAAGAATGGTGTGATGATCGTATGATTGAATTCAAGATTATAACAGAAGACAACCTAGGCATAAAATAATGGCACAAGGATTCGGTCAATATGTCGGTTCAGGTTCTAAAAGAGTTAATGAACTAAAAGAGAAACTAAAGAAATACAAATATACAAAACCTGATGATATTATGATGACTATTATGGAAGTTTTCCGTGAAGGAGATTTTGTTCCTGATGTTGGAAAATATTATACTTTTATATACTCAGCAAAAACAAAAGGGTTAAGATATGATGAGTTCCCTTTAATCGCAGCACTTTCAATAGAAAAATGGGGGTTTACTGGACTTAATTTTCATTGGGGAACAGTGAGAAATTATACCTGGTTTGAAGTTAATAGTTTACTACTAGAAGTTAAAAAGAATGAGATTGATTATCTTCGTTCTCTTCGATATGGAAAATTTAGAACTAAATAAATAAAAAACATCTATAAATGTCTCATACTCTACAAAAAATTGAGATGACTAATCCTCTTGTAGTTGGGGAGGATTTCTGATGGCAAATAATAGAGATGATGATTTAACTATTAGAATAAAAGGAATTCAAGTAAAGGGAAGAGTATTGACCGACTTAGATAGTGGAAAGTCGCGCTGGTATCCATATGATGGTCCAAATTATGATTTAAGTAGTAATATTTACTTAGAATCAAAACAAAATGCAGACGGAACCTGGAGCGGATGGATAGGTTCTGGCAATGTATTCAATGAATTAAGATATAGAAACACCTCGTTAGCGGCCGCATATTCTACAAAAGAAGCATTAGCAACGGCATTTTATAGTGCTGGAACCGGAGTTGGATCTCCAACAGGACAATTAAATGATGGGAGATTGGGACAGTTTAATAATCATGGAGCTCCGCAAAAAGCAAAAACTTTAGGAATTCCAGGTGCCGGAAATACAGCATCTCCAGATGAACCAGATCTAAATCAACAACCAGCAACAGAACCATTAACAACTACCAATGAAGATATAAATAAACTAACAAATAAAATTATAAGCGATCCAAGAGAATCAACAGTAAAGGCGAGATTATCTGCGATAAATGCAAGATATCCAGAAGATATAAGCACTAAACAAGATACTATTTTATTCAGATTAAAAGAAATAATTGGAAGAGATTTTACAGGAACTCAACCAAAAGATGCAAATTTTACTTTTGGAACAAAATCTCTTTCACAACCTTTTGGATCAGTGGTATTACCAATACAACCCTCAATAACTGATAGTAATAGTGTTGATTGGGGAAATCCTACTTTAGATCCTCTTTCAGCTTTTGCGGGAAGAGCATCTCTAGCAATGCAAACAAGTGATCAGATTATACAAGAAGTTGGAAATCAAGCCAAAATTGCTGCTAAGGAATTTAAAACCAATTATGGAGCATATGCCAGCGCATTACATCTGTTTTTGGCACAAGAAGCAATTGGAGCACAAGGATTATTTTCAAGAGGAACCGGAGCGGTTTTAAACCCAAACTTAGAACTACTATTTACTGGACCATCACTAAGACCATTTAACTTCACATTCAGATTATCTCCAAGAAGTGAAAGTGAAGCAAAAAAAGTAAAAGAAATTATATACTTTTTTAAAGCTGGGATGGCAACAAGAAGAGCAAATACTGCGGTATTCTTAAAAGCTCCTTATGTATTTTCCATTCAATATCAAACTGGAACTTCAGACAAAGGATTGGAACCACACAAATCATTAAATAGAATAAAAGAGTGTGCCCTTCTTAGTTGTGATGTTGATTACACTCCAGATGGAACTTATATGACTTTTAATGATGAAGAAAAAACTATAACATCATATCAATTAACCTTAAGATTTAGTGAACTTGATCCTGTTTATAATACAGATTACGTTGATAGTCATCCAATAGGTTACTAATATGCCAAGCTATTTTCGACAAGTTCCAGACTTCCAATATGTCAATAGAACTCCAGATGCACAAAGTATCTCTGACTATCAGACTGTCAAAAATCTTTTTAAGAGAGGGAAGTTAAGAGAAGACATTTTTGGCAACTTAAATTTCTTCACAAAGTATAAGATCGTTGGAGATGAAAGACCAGATAATGTTGCATATAATGTGTATGAAGATGAAAGCTTGGACTGGGTTGTTTTACTTGCTAATAATATTTTGAACGTTCAGACAGAATGGCCCTTACCCCAATCTGGTTTTGATAATTTCTTATTAGAAAAGTATGGATCATATCAAAATATGAATGCAGTTCGTCACTATGAAACAACAGAAGTAGTAAACTCAAATGGCATTACTATTATTCCTGCTGGGTTAGTAGTTCCATCAAACTTTTCAACAAGTTACTATGATGATGGTTTAGGAAGAAAAGTAACAATAAGAAACTTTACAGTACCAATCACAAACTATCAATACGAACAAAAAATTGAAGATGATAAAAGAAACATCTTTATTCTTAAAGCAAGATACTTAAATCTAATCTTTAATGATATGAACGAATTGATGACATATAAAAAAGGTGCCGCTCAATATGTAAGCGACACCTTAAAGAAAGGAGATAATATTAGACTCTATTCTTAATCAATCTTCAGCAAGACGCTGGAAGTAAGAAAGTGCATCATCCTCATCATCGTCTTGAGAGATTTGGGGAAGTGAAGGGGACTTAGAACGAGCATAAGACTGTTCCAGTTCTTCCACAACACGATCTTGGACTGTAGGAGTTTGTGTAAACTCTTCGAGATCATCTTCTTGTTCGACTACTGCACGGGAACGAGCAGGAGAAGAGTTCTTAAGACCCAGAACCATATTCATACGACGCTCAAGATCTTCATAGGACTTGAACTGATCTGGAGCAGTGATTGCAGTCAGAGAATACTCTTTCTTCCAGAGGGCTTCCAGAGCATCGTCATCATCCAGTAGTGGTTCAACAGAACCAAATTCAGATTTGTCGTAGTTCCAATACCCATCTTTCTTTACGATTTTGAGTTTGAAATTAGCACCTTGCCAGAAGTCAAAAGGATTGATAGGAGTTTCATCCTCAAACTCAGGTTGCATTGCTTCCATAATCTTATCAAAGATCTTCTTGCCATATTTAAAGAGGAAGACCTTACCTTCGTTCTGAGGATTAACGGGATCCTTTACAACGTAGATGTTGCTGTAATAAGACAGTTTACGCTTTTGTTTACGAACAGTTTCTTTGTTAGATTCAATACCACTGTTCCACAGTTCGCGGTTATGTTCACCAAGAGGATCTTTTTGTCCGATGGTAGTCAGAGAGTTTTCAATGTACCAACCACCAGGACCTTGGAAAGCGTGGGAATACATCTTTGCCCAAGGAAGTTCTTCACCTTCAGGGGCAGGGAGGAAACGGATAACTGCGAAACCGTTACCAGTTTTATCCATTTCAGGTTTCCAGAGACGCTCATCAGCACCACCAGAAGTTGTACTCATCTTCTCAACTTCCTTCACCAGTTTAGAAGTGAGAGAACCCAGTTTGGATTGTTTTTTGAGATTTTCGAATGACATTAGATTTCTCCGTATTAGTAGGATTTGGCTTTTGTGTACTTCGTTATTCTACAGGTCTGAACCTGTTTTGTCAATCTGTTTCCTCATGACATCAAGCATCTGAGACATATTATTAAGGATGATGTTCATATCAGTGCCAGGAGGCATACCCATCATAATAGCAGAATTGATAACACGTTCCTTCATCTCTTTTGCTTCAGGATCATCAGACAAACTCATTCTTGTGTAAAGAACTTTTTGTTTATCTAAGAGAGTTTCAAGAAATCCAACATGCTCAAGTTTTTCTTCTTTAGACATTGTAGGAAACTTAAAAATGTTTCCGTAGATTTGTTCCTGAAGTTCTGCAATTTCAGTCATCTCTGCACGAACGACTTCGGAGTTAAAGAAACTCATTGACCCTCCAGAATAATTTCTTTCAAGATTTTGCGAAAACGAAATACATCAATATTTAGAAATGGATTATATTTTTTAATCCGACGACTGACGGTTTGCCACACCGGGTCTTGAAGTTTACTATCAAACTTGTTCCCGAACAGGAATATTCTATCGTATATCACCATAGTTTCTAGGCTAATATTCCCGCTCAGGAACTTCTTTAGAAGAGGCGGATGTCCCTTCGAACACTTAAAAACCTCTTCAAACTTATTTTCTCCAAACAAAGATTGACTTTCTTCTTTAAAGATATAAGAAAGAGATTGAACTTTCTTTTGCCAGTTCTGATATCTTTCTTCACCTTCTTTAATCATCTCACCAATCCAAAGTGTTTCTGGGTCAGGACAAGATGCAAAGTTAGCAACAAAAAAATCAACGACTTCTTTATCTGATTTTTGCCTAGAAATCTTTTCAAACCACATTCTATCCTTCCTCTTATAGAAGGATTGAACTGTTGCTCTTACTTTTTTATTATACTTAAAATAATCGTAGTTATCTTTTGTAAAATGATTTTTTAGAGCAAGGTATTCACGGTACGCATCGTATGGCATCATTAAAAAATTAATTTAGCACGGGAAGTTTTCTTTAGAAAATTCAGTTCCATCGCCTCATACTTAATCTTTTCTTTCAAAGGTTTTGAGATGAGTTTTGGAACTGATTCCAAATCAATGTTGTTTTGTTCACAGAAATAGATAATCGCATCAATATAATTCATCTCAACGTTTACTTGAACGAGATTCTCAATCTCTTGAGCAAAACGTGATGGACAAAAGAACTTACTCTCTAATGCTTTCTCTAATTCATTCTCCATCTGACCTAGTATTGTGATGTACAAATTCTTTGATATAACGAACTAATAGTTTAATATAGTCCCCCTTGTTCCTTTTGTCAAATACTTTAACTTCGCCGCCAGGAGTTACCATTAGTGTGATGAGTTTTTTAACAACTTGACCAGTGAGTTCGTAATATGCAGCGGCGTAGAATGTCTCTTGAACGAAGTAATTTTCAATCCATTCTTCTGGTTTGATCTTGTCTGAAGTTTTGAAGTCAATAACTGCCAATTCTCCTTCATATTCTGCGATACAATCAACTCGTCCAGCAAGTCCAAGGTATTCAGAATAGAGAGTCCTTTCAATGGCGTGAATATTATTTATCTTATCCAGATAAGGCTTTGCATGAATATACATGAACTTTGTCATGGGTTGATAATCATCCCAAACAAGTTCTTTATTTTCCAAGTAGTCCTGACAGACTTGGTGAAAGTCAGTTCCTCTTGCAGTTGCTTTTCTTGTAATTGCATTTGCTTTTTCTTCACCAATCCTCTTTCTCCATTCAACAAAGATCTGTCGATTGTAGAAAGAGGTTATAGATGTGATAGAAGGCACCCACTGACCATCGGGAAGATTATACAAGCGGATGCCATTTGTTTCTTTCTTTTCTAGTTCAAGATCACCCAAAAAATTACAATGATTAAAGGTCATACACCAACTTCCATTTTTGCGAGAATATATTCCTTAACTAGACCAGAACGAACAATGTCATCTACGCCAAATTCAATAGTATCAATGGAGGGCATAATACGAAGAACTTTCATAAAATCAACAATTCCATTCTTCTCATTTGTTTTGATAAGATCAGATTGAGTAGCATCACCACAGAACATAATCCTTGAGTTCTCACCAACACGAGTAATGATACTATCAAGTTCATGAAAGTTCAAGTTTTGGAACTCGTCTACGATAATGATTGCATTGTCCAGAGTAGTTCCGCGAATAAAAGAAGTGCTCCAAAAACTAATCGTACCTTGAGTTTTGAGGTTTCCATAGAGCATTTCAAACGATGCGTCATCTGGCATTTGGAACATATACTTCACCATATTCTTATAAGGAATCTGATAAAGCGATGACTTGTCCTCATGGTCTCCAGGTAGGAAACCAATCTCACGAGTAGCAACAAGAGATCTTACAATATAGATTTTTTCGTAAGGACTTCTTTCATCTAGTACATCTTGAAGGGCATTATATAAAGTGATAAATGTTTTACCTGTTCCCGCACATCCATAAGCAACAAGGTTTTGTCCCTTTTCATATGCTTCATATAGAAGTTTCTGATTATCTGTGAGAGGTTCAATATCTCTCATTAAGTCAAGACCAATTGGTTTCTTGCGTTTCATTTGTTTGGCAGTCATTCCAACACCAATTGGTTGATCTTCTACTCTTCTTTTTCTTGCCATATAGAATTAAACTGGTTTTACTTTTGAACCTGGTGCTTGTGATGCTCGCTTAAGAACATCATTCCATCCTGGGTGAGACTTCTTAAGTCTATCATAAACCTCACCAACTTCCCCAGAGTTAGGGCAAGTTGATGGGTCAGACCAATCTCTATCCCAATCAGGATTATCTTGTTTCCACTGATCCCAATCGTGAACACTCATAGAGACTTCTTTTTGTTCACCAGTAACTTTATTATAAACTGGATATGTTGCCAATGTTACACCTCCATCGTATGTAAGGATATTTATTCAATAGTAATGGAAGGTGCATCATTGCATTCAATACACCCATCACGAGTCCAACCAAGTGCTTCAGATACAGCAGGGAACTGGCAAGTAAAGATACAGCGGACAAGTTCTGCAATCTCCATATGTTCCTTCTGCGTACCATGTGCAGAGCGAAGATCAATGTAATGTATCCACGACCTTACAGAACCGGTCATATAGAGTCTTGTGGGCGTCGCTAGGGGCAATACGAACCTCGCGCACTCCTTTGCTACACCCTTCTCTAGAAGGCGGTTGTAGAGGCGTAGACCCTGCTCAAAATGAACGCGAATGTCTTCTGTCAGAGTCAGTTTCAAATAGTCAGGAATGTCATCAATACTGTTCTGACGATTCTTAGTATCCTGACGACGTAGTTCAGGAAGAGGAATAATATTATTCAGAAGATTCGTGTCAGCATAACGTTGTGAAAATTCTTGATATGTAAATGAACGATGTCGAAGAATTTGAGCTGCCAGTCCACGAGTAGTATTGATCTCAACAGTCATTGAAGCTTGTTCGAAGATACTCCAGTGTTGATGTTGAATACAATACTTAAGTAGACCAGAAAACTTTTCATTATCCTGATTAGCAGGATTACTTACCCGAGCACAATATGCCATGTGCTTTTCTGCGTCAGGAGTAACACTAATGAGTTTTACTTCTGGTTTCATAAACTCAAAGTCATCATACATCGTATTCATCTTCCTCGTCATAAAATACTTCGTCGTAGTCAGTTAAAAAAGTTTTAATCTCATCATAGACAGGATCCTTTACCTCATTTTCAATCTCAGGTTCAATCTCTGCCTTCAAGCATTCTACCAGAGACTCAAGGTTTCTGACAATTAGCTTAATCTTTTCTCTATCCATTTTTATCAACCTCGACAAAGGTATTATAGACAAAAAAAAGAGGAGTGTCAAGCACTCCTCTAAATTATTTTGCTGCTACCAGAATAGCAAGAGATGCCTTACGACGCCTCTCTTCTTTTTGCTTCTGCTCTTTAATGAGTTGAAGTACATTGAGTTTTTTCATTTGTGCCCCTCCTTTACAAACTTAACACCACGATAGGTTTCATTGTATTGTTGGGGTTGCTGCATCATTTGTTGTTGATACTCAAGACGCTTTTGGGTGTCATACTCAACACCGCGATATACTACTTTAGACATTAGGGCTCTCCTTAATGGTTTAGGTTAAAGAGCGTTCCTTCAGTCGGCGTTTGCGTTCGCTATTTGCGAATAGCGAATGAACGTTCCGTTCCGCGTCGGCTTACTTCCGTCCCATAGGGATGAACGTAAGGTCATTATAGACCTGTTAGTATAGTTATGCAAAAAGTTCTGTAACTTTTGTTACCGTTCTATGTAACTTAACGTGTGATTAGTTGCATAAAGTTGTTGAATGATAATATCACACCCAATCTTTGGATTACAATCACCACAAGTATAAACGTCCACTGCTGCCTTACCTTCCTCAGGCCAAGTATGAATGCTAATATGACTTTCAGATAACAGGCAAATCACAGTGACTCCCTGTGGTTCAAACTTCTTTGAGATAGTTTGAACCACAGTAGCACCGCTTGCAACTGCTGCGTTTTCCAATAAGTCTATAAGACAACGCTCGTCGTCCAAAAGAACAAACGAGCATCCATACAAGTTAAGTAGATAATGCTTTCCCATTTACAGTGGATTCTCCTCCGCTTCCTTCACCAATGAACTAACAATCTCTTCTGTTCCGTCCATTGTTTTGATAGCGTACAGAGATGATTTTTGATATTTTTTTACTTTTTTATATTGCTTAAGAAGTCTGTCAATGTCAGACTTCGGCATTTCAATTTCTACATCAAATCCTTGACTCATTTTCTTTTTTTCTTCTCTGGTTGTTTGTATCCCCAAAGTTTTGGATTAGTTCTACCATATCCAAAATCAATCTTTTTAACTGCACCTGGACCATACTTATCATAATACATATCAAAAAGATTCACTCGCTTGGGGCAACGAGTTAGATCAATGTGCTCTTCACCCCCCACAACATACCAAATCAAGTATGCATCATTAGGAAGTGAAGAATCTTTTGCTTTTTCTACAGTAGTTTTTTCTAAAAGAATTTCACATCCATATTCATGAGGCAGAACTTTATTAATCTTAGTTTTATTTTCTGCCATTTTTTTCTTTTCTCCTACTGCTACACTCATGAACGACCACCCCACTGAACATCGGGGTATGCTTCTTTTACATTCTCAAGAGTTATCTTGTATTTAGTTTGGAGTTTTTTATCTTTTGTAAGAATCAAAACTTCCGCTTCCCTAGGATGAAGTCCCTGGAGAAGATTAATAAACATCATCTCTCTACGGATCGTAGATAGAGTATTGTTACCACCTTTTACATAGTGATATAGGTTTTGATATTCTCTCCTCAAAGAAGTTCTTCCTCTACCATCTAGATCTTGACCGGTAGCAGACTCTCCTCCCCTTGCTTCCATGGAGAGATTTGTTGAAAGTGATCCAGAATATACATTTTGATCTTTCACATCGCCATAGGGAACTTCTCCTTCAGGTAAAAGAGAAATAACAGATTCGTCAAAGTTCCAAATAAAAATAGTCTTTAGAGAATCATGTTCATAAGTTTTAAGAACTTCAACCTTCTTTGCATCGCTTCTTTGCTTTGATGCAAGTTCTAGAATCTCAAAAACAAAGGGGTTTGTCGGAAGAGTTTCAATCGGTTTTTCAGTCGTCGCTCTCTTCGTTTTCGTCGTCGTAGTCATAGTCGTAATTGTTTTCAAATCGTACAGATACTATTTCGTCAGGAATAACCTGCCCATTTTCGTCAAAGAACTCTGGATGCAAATATGGAGGTCTTGATTCCAGCAAATGTCGGTAAGTTAACCAGCCTATTATACCTCCTACCATAAAAAAGAGCAAGGTAAACATTGTAATGAATGTTACTACATATGCTGTTTCCATTTGTTTTCTCCAGAGAGTTTATTTTTTTCTTACATCAAAGTTAAATTCTATAAAGAAATGAAACTCCCTACGAAAAAGAGAGATCATTTTACCAAACTTCACTTGAAAAGTCTTTGGTGCAGATGATCTCCTCCTATTGCGTAGTAATAATTCAACGCCCCTATTGATTTGGGGTTCTGACTTATTTAGTTTGCTTCTTTCTTCTTCCTGGTCGTTTATCATGATTATATCTCCAGGCATCTTCAAGAATACCATATAGATAATTTCTTATTTTTCTTGCCTGTGGTTTTGGAATGTGCCCGTATCCTTCGCGAAGTTGTTTATGAATCTCATCTGATCCACCTTCAAGATAATCATCCAAATCCATTACAAGATTACTAATTTCAGTAGCAGTAGAACTTTCAATAAATTGTTCGACTTCTACTTTTTTTGTTCCACGAACTTTTAGATAGTCATAAAATTTTAAAACAAACTGACCATTGAATGCATAATCAATTGCTTTTTCTACATCGTTGTAAACTTCGTGAATGTTCGTATTCATTAAACTAATTTTTGCTCCTGTAGATATTGAACGGTATCCGAACACCCACCAATGTGTTTGTCATTAATAATTACTTGAGGAAAGGTAGAACCTTCTCCAAACTCAGCATAAAACTCATCACGAGTAAAATCAGTATTCAATTTGTAGACTACGTATTGTAGTTGTGCCAACTCTAGCACTTGTTGAACCTTTGTGCAATATGGGCAACCGTCTTTTGAATAAACTGTAAATTTCATAATTGTTATAAAACTGAAAGTTATTTAGCGTTAACTGGAATTCCCTGTCCCTCAGGCAACCATACTTGTTGTTGAAGATCCATAGGAGGAAGTTCTTCTTTTGCTGCAGGTAAACCCAATTGACCAGGAAGTTGTTTATCTGTTGTTGATGTTACTGTAATGACCTGATCCAGAATAAACTTTTGTTTACGATAATTTCTTTTATCTTTATCAAATCCAACTAACATCAATGCATCATTCTCTTCCCCGCAATGAGCGATTACTCTACCTGTGGTTTTGTCTGTCACCACCCAATAGTCATACATTCTTTTCTTGTGCTTTTGATTGATTATAAGTCTTTATTGGCGGTCTGTAAAGGTTTGGCCAAGTATCTCTAATGATCTCTGCCAATTTATATGGTGTTGTAGAAGTTATCATAGGTCTTGCATAACAGATAATATAAACATTAGGATTCCAAAGAGTTGAAAAAGAATAAGAATAAGGAGCATAAAAAAAGGAGTTCAGAGAACTCCTTTTATTTATTTTTAGAGTGCATTACCTCGCGGTAGAACTTCCTCACGATTTTTCTTTTGGATGGGAGGAAACAACTCATCAAATTCTTTTTCATTTACTTCTTTCCACCCAATGTATTTTTGATTTGGTGGAAGTTGATTTGTAGAAGTATCTTTCATAGTTTCTCCAGATTTTCAACTAATGTTTTGAGTTCTTGTAATGTAGCATCATTTTTTAAAGTATTTGCTCTATTACTGATGACCCACACATTACCTTTGATATATCCTTTGGAAGAATCAATACGATCTAATGATGGCGATTCCATAGGAGTGCCTAACAAAGGGCAGGTGTCTGGAATAACAATATCTTCTTTTGTGATATTAAAATCCAGACCCTTTTGTTTTGCTCTATATTTTGCCCGAGACCACATAGGTGAACGAAGATCTCTCCCCTTCTTTCTATCAAGTTCTCGTCTATAACATCCACAAGATACTGTTTGTCCAGGTTTCATAGATGATCTGCGAACTGTTTTTATAGTTCCACATTCACACTGAACTTTACAGTATCTGTGAACCTTATCAGACCATTCATCAAGAATGGTAAGCATTCCCATCTTTTCCATAATTCTACCGCACGATAGAATTATTTATATCATAAAGCATTTCCACGAGGCAAAACTTCCTCTGGAAATACAAAGTTTGCTCCAGGTTGGTCTACAGGTGCCATCCAAGCACGAATTCCCTCATTCAATAATATGTTCTTTGTTACGAAGGTCTCAAATTCCGGATCTTCTGCAGCACGAATCTCCTGACTTACAAAATCATAAGCACGAAGATTAAGGGCAAGACCAATGATACCGATGCTGGAAGTCCACAAACCCATAACAGGAACAAATAGCATAAAAAAGTGAAGCCAACGCTTATTACTAAACGCAATACCGAAGATTTGAGACCAGAATCTGTTAGCAGTAACCATAGAGTAGGTCTCTTCTTCCTGTGTCGGTTCAAATGCTTTGAAGGTATTTGCTTGGTCACCATCTTCAAATAGTGTGTTTTCTACGGTTGCTCCGTGAATAGCACAGAGCAGTGCTCCACCCAGTATACCAGCAACTCCCATCATATGGAAGGGGTTGAGGGTCCAGTTGTGGAAACCCTGAAGGAACAGAAGGAACCTGAAGATAGCAGCAACACCAAACGATGGTGCAAAGAACCAACTGGATTGACCCAGAGGATACATCAGGAAGACACTCACAAAGACCGCAATGGGTCCAGAGAATGCAATAGCATTATAAGGACGAATGCCTACAAGACGAGCAATCTCAAACTGACGAAGCATGAATCCAATCAGAGAGAAAGATCCGTGGAGCGCCACAAAAGTCCAGAGTCCCCCAAGTTGGCACCACCTGATGAAATCCCCTTGAGACTCAGGACCCCAGAGAAGTAGAAGGGAATGTCCGAGAGCATCTGCTGGGGTACTCAACGCAGCTGTTAAGAAATTACAACCTTCTAAAAAACTTGAAGCAATACCGTGTGTATACCAACTAGTGATAAATGTAATACCAGTAAGCCACCCACCAAGTGCGAGGTATGCTGTTGGAAATAAAAGTAGGCCAGACCAACCTACGAACACAAATCTGTCCCTTTTCAACCAATCATCAAGGACATCAAACCATCCACGCTGTGATTGGGAGGGTGTCTGTAAAACAGAAGAAGTCATAGCCTCCTTTACATTACTTTACATATTTATTGTAATGGAAACTGGATAAAAAGGGAAGTGTATTTATACTTACTGCCTTCGGCAGGTGCCCTTGCGGGCACTATATTTTAGAGTATCTACCATCAATAGGTTTGTTAGGGTCAAATCCTTTTTGTTCTCTATATTTTCTCCATCTTTCTTTGGTTGCTTCACTTCTATTTTTCTTTGCTTCTTCACTAACTTTTTGAGGACCACAAGCATTTTTATTTCCTTTCATACTTTTAGAAAGTTTTTCTTTGTGCTCTTCTGTTAGTTTATTTCCAAGACATCTTTTATTACCTAAACCTGCCTCACCTATTTTTCTTTTATGCTCCTCACTCAAAGGCTTTCCTTTTCTTGCTTCACTTATTTTTTCTTTACTTTCAGGTGTATGCTTTGGTTTGCCTTTATGTGCCTCACTCATTTTCTTCTTGGTTTCTTCTGTATGAACTCTTCCAGTTGGGTCCATCAGCAACCTTACAATCTCTTCTTTACCAATAGTTCCTTCTAAACCTTTCCAAGCACAATAATCTTTGATATTACCATATTGCTCCCACAACTTTCTGTGTGCCTCTGCGTGTTCTTCCACAGTCAGTTCAATAAGATTTGATGGGTCATCACTACCACCCATATGTCTTGGAATAATATGGTGCTTATGTTTCATTCTTACTACTACTGTGTTAACTACATTATTATTTATACAAATGAATATTTTTACTTTTTAGTCACCAATCAATATCAATCATATATTCACCTTCTTCAAGCAATCCTCGTTTGTATAAGTCCCAAACAATTGTGTTTACATCTGGATAAAAATTCCTTTCCCAGAACAACTTATTCTCCCAATCAGATTCAAAGTGTGAAGCAGTATCCTCCAAATTTGTATTCAACCAAGTTTCAAAACTCACACCCATTTCTTCACCATTAACTTCAAATGGGATTGTAGTTGCCTCACTATCAAACTCTTCCGCATCATATTGATTTGGAACAGTAAAATAAGCAGTTCCTCTTGATTTACACCCATCTTGTTGTTGAAAACTGTAATGCTTTCCATAGATAAGGATTACAAAGTCATCCCAATCACTCACACTTACTATCTTTACAGTTTTAGTTTTTAGCATTTGAAACTCTTTGTATATGAGAGTATTATACCATCAAAAAGGGCACCTGCGAAGTGCCCCTGTTCCAGTTTAGAAAGTGTCTTTTATATTTTTACCTATTATCAGTTTGTTCTCTGTATCTCTGTAAATCTCTAAACAATCCCTTCACACCAATAAAGATTAGATACAATCCCAGAAAAGTCATTCAGCAGTCCTACCAGTCAAGGGCCAAATAAGCAGTGGGAAAAAGTAATAGTCCAGACCAACCCACAAATACAAAGCGATCTCGTTTAAGCCAGTCATCCAGGACATCAAACCACCCCCTTTGTTGAATTGGTTGTGAAAGTGTTGAAGAAGTCATAGCCTCCTATGTGATTTCTCATATTTAGTTTACAATACTTCATAATAAGAGTCAATGAGTATTAGCACTTATCCCCAGTAAATTTGCCCAAGAGTGAATAAGACAAAAACAAGAACCGTAAATACCATCATACCTACGCCTACCCAGATTACCCAGTTAGGCATAGGTTCGTGTTGAGTATTATGAGACATTAATTTCGTGCTGCTCAAGGTATTTAATCATACTTTCAATAACGCTTACATTATCTCCTAATAGTCCCATAGCCCTATTACAACTATGACAAAGAAGACCTCTAACTTTACCAGTATCGTGGCAGTGATCTACTACAAATACATCAGCACCACCGCCCCTACCAGATTTTCTACCTCCTGGTTCAGTAGTTCCACAAGTGGCACATTTACCATTTTGATTATCTAACATTTCATTATATTCTTGGAGTGTTATTCCATAACATCTTTTTAAGTTTTCGTTTCTTTTTTTCATTGGGTCATATTTTTCTTGCTGTTTTTTAACATAGCACTTTTTACATTTACCGTGAGGGTATCCAAAATTATTGATATAATACTCATCAAGTGATTTCGTTTCTCCACAAATGTTGCAAGTTTTCATAATTCAATCTTTGATTTCTTAACTTCAATTATTATATAGCAAAAAAGGGACTTTTGCAAGTCCCTCCTTTTAGATTATTCAGTTTTTACGAAACTCAACCGATAGAAGGTGCAGTTAGAGCAACAGGAGTTGCTTCGGCAGCAGCCAGGTCCAAAGGAAAGTTATGTGCATTTCTCTCGTGCATCACTTCCATTCCCAGTCCAGCACGGTTAAGAACATCAGCCCAGGTGTTAACTACACGACCCTGACTATCAAGCAGAGACTGGTTGAAATTAAAGCCATTTAAGTTAAAGGCCATGGTGCTAACACCAAGAGCAGTGAACCAGATACCGACAACAGGCCAAGCAGCAAGGAAGAAGTGTAGCGAACGAGAGTTATTGAAGGAAGCATATTGGAAGATCAGGCGACCGAAATAACCGTGTGCTGCAACGATGTTATAAGTCTCTTCTTCTTGACCGAACTTGTAACCATAGTTCTGCGACTCTTGCTCGGTGGTTTCACGAACCAGTGAGGAAGTAACTAGAGAACCGTGCATTGCAGAGAACAGTGAACCACCGAAGACACCAGCAACTCCAAGCATGTGGAAGGGGTGCATCAGGATGTTATGTTCTGCCTGGAAAACAAGCATGTAGTTGAAGGTACCAGAGATACCCAGAGGCATTGCATCAGAGAAAGAACCTTGACCGAAAGGATAGACTAGGAACACTGCGCTGGCAGCAGCAACAGGTGCAGAGTAAGCAACACAGATCCAAGGACGCATACCTAGGCGGTATGAGAGTTCCCATTCACGACCCATATAAGCATAGATGCCGATGAGGAAGTGGAACACTACCAGTTGGAAAGGTCCGCCGTTGTAAAGCCACTCATCAAGTGAAGCAGCTTCCCAGATGGGGTAGAAGTGCAGTCCAATCGCGTTGGACGAAGGAATAACAGCACCAGAGATGATGTTGTTTCCATACATTAGAGAACCAGCGACTGGTTCACGGATTCCATCAATGTCTACAGGGGGAGCACCGACAAATGCGATGATGAAGCAGATTGTTGCGGCGAGCAATGTTGGAATCATCAGGACTCCGAACCAACCTACATAGAGACGGTTATCAGTGCTAGTAACCCAGTTGCAGAATTGTTCCCAAGTATTCGATTGTTGTTGACGTGAAATTGTAGCAGTCATTTGTTTAAGAGAGTTAGTTAAAAGTTCGGGGGGACGAACTGATACGATTATTCCCCACAGCACCCTCCACTGTGGGTATGAGAGACGTTTTTATACACCCATAGGTCTCGGTTAGCGGGTGTTTAACAATGTTAAGAATCGTTAGCGTTTCGTAACATTTGTTTACCTATTTATGATAGCACGACCAGAAAGCGGTGTCAATAGGTCGAATTGCCTAGGTGGCACAGTATAAATAGGAACAGTTTTTCCTAAATATCATTGTATCATATGGGGCGGTGCAGTGTCAAAGTCTGCAAACAAAGGTAAGAAGGGTTCTGCTGGGGGCAAGCAATCCAAACAAAATCAAGGTAATGCGACTGCGAAAAAAGCAAAGAATGGTGGCAAGAAGAAGTGAGGAATTATGCCACGCGAATGGAATACTCCGAAGCGTGAGCGATGGAACGCACCAATACATAATATTCTAAAAGCAATTGATAATCACACTCAAGAGTATTTCAAGAGTGGTGATTCGTGGCATCTTCGTAAAGCAGATGAACTTAGGCAATATTTGCACGAATTGAAAACTTGGATTCATAAACAAGAAGGAAGATGAAAAACTTAAAACTAATTGATAAGTTAATCGTCGTTATTGTAGTAGGAACACTTGGATACGTTGGTGTTACTTTTGCCAACTGTAACTTTATGGTTCCAGGTTCTATGGAAAGAGCAGATGCACTAGGTGGATTAAAAAATTCCCCTCCCTTAGATTGCAAAGAATCTGAAAGAAGAGGATATGATGCTTTGTTTACTTTGTTTACGGCATTGCTTGGATTAAAAGCAAAGATGGACGATTAAGAACTCCAAAGTTTACCTTCTGCAACTCTCCTCCTCTTCAATCCTGCTTCTACACTTGTTCCTGGGTTATGATAAAGATATAAGGCATCAGGTACTTTAGTCCATTCTTTGTTTTTAAGAACTCTAGTTATCGTATTAAAATTAGAGCTTCCATAAAAATTAGCACCAAGATTATAAGCAAAGCTAAGAATTGTGCCTTGTTGATTTTCATTCATTTCGCTCCAATAAGGTATTCTTTGAAGTGCTGGTAAAAATCTATTCTTTAAATCAAACTCAAGTAGAGTGTCTGCATACTTTTGAGTAATCACTCTACCTATTTTAAATGGTGTTCCGTCAAAGTCTTTAGTGCTTCCCCAACCTATTGTAATAGGTGGTCCTTTTGTTAAAGGATCTGGATAAGCATTCAAATGACATCCTTCAAACTCTTTAATTAAATTAATGCCAACCAACGGCACTTCATTGGCATTATTAATGTTAGTTGGCGTTTCTACTTTTTTGCGTCAAAGATACGACCCCAACCAGTCTTATCTTTACCTCTTTCTAACCAACGATAAGTAAGATCAGACTTCTTATAGACTGCACCCTTACCATTTGTTACAGGTCCAGTGTAACCATCATTGAGAGAACCATAGGGATCATTCACAACATAATCCTCACCTCTCTTACCAATCACTACAACCATGTGCCCACCAGTAGGATTAGATAAAGAGCCGCGGTGCAAGATACCAATAACGACAGGTCTCCCAGCAGATAACTCACGATCAAGATCAGAAAAAGATAAATTGTAACTAAAGCGTGACTTAATTCCATAACCTTCCAAAACTTTTGTCTGGACGGTGTGATCAGTTGAATCACCAATCGCAAAAACTTTTCGAACGTAGGCATCATCGCCCTTTGCTCCTTGGAGAGTGCCTGGTTTGAAATACTCTAAGCACATAGCACAAGCAGATGAATTGCAAGTTCTTTGCGCATCTCTGTAATTATCTGTCTGTGGATAAAAAGGAACAGATAGAACACCAGGAACAGTTGGTTTTGTCCTGTAAATTTTGACCCAATTAGAACTATCGTCAAGAAGTGGAGAATCCTTAAGATCTACTTCTAGTTGCTCAACTGCTGCAACGTGCTTAGGATTCTTTGGATCATAATATTGAAAAAAGTTATGAAGATCTACTCTCATCTTTCCTACTCATTCGATATTTTATTTATTAAAAAAGCGCCCTTTCGGACGCTTTGAGTATTCTTCAAACAGTTGCAGTTTCTCGAACTGTAGATTTCACATAATCAAAAACCACTTCTGGAGTAGTCGTCTCGTAAGGGTCGGTGTCTGCATTGTCTCGCTGACCTGCCTCAACGAATAGTTTTTCGATGACTCCGTTATCCACGACCATAGCATAACGCCAAGAGCGATCACCGAAACCAAGGTTAGACTTATTGACGAGCATACCCATAGAACGTGTAAAATATGCATTGCCGTCTGGAATGAGTTTTACATTCTTGATGTTCTGATCTTGAGCCCAGGCATTCATGACAAACCCATCATTAACAGAGATGCAGTAAATATCGTCAATGCCGAGACCAAGAAAGTCGTCATATTTCTCTTCGAATCCAGGTAACTGATAGGAACTGCAAGTAGGAGTGAAAGCACCAGGCAAACTAAACAGGACCACACGCTTCTCATCAAACAATTCTGAAGAAGTACGAGTTACAAATTCACCATTCTCGCGAAATACAAATTGTACTTGCGGAACTTGATATTGTTCTTTACGCATTTTAACCTCCATAGTACTTTCTTTCTTTTTAAAAATATTAAACATTAATTCACCAAATTCCGGGAATGATCTGCCCAGTAAAGGCATAAGACCCAATTGCCGCAACAATACCGATCATTGCAAACCAACCATTAATACGTTCTGCGCGTTCGTTCATTTTTGTTCTCCTTGATAAGGGTGTTTTTGTTTAAGTTCAGGATTTGGTTGTGAAGGAACAACTGGGTTCCTTGACTTGTTTTTAATTACGATGAAAGCATCGTTTTGGTAGGATACAGTTCCAAAAGGTTTTGCCCATTTTGGATTTGCATTTGGACTAGTAGCAGTTCCTGTTACTGCTACTCCTCCAATTTCTACAGAGATTTCATCATTAGCATCCCATCCAAGTTTTTCAAGGGCAATTGCAAACTGCCCTAACATACCACCAGTCCCCATAACAGTTTCTTCTGGTTCAAGGTTTCCAATCACAGATTCTCTTCCTGTTCGGTGAGAATTACACAATCACTTGTGGGATAAGCAACGCAAGTGAGAACCCAACCTTCTGCTTGTTGGTCATCATCAAGGAACGACTGTTCTTCATTGTCAACTGTACCAGAGATGAGTTTTCCTGCACAAGCGGAGCAAGCGCCTGCTTTACACGATGAAGGGAGGTCAACACCTGCCTCTTCTGCTGCTTCAAGGATGTACTGGTCATCAGCACATTCGATAGTGGTTTCAGTGCCATCGGGAGATTGGAGAGTGACGTTAAAAGTAGCCATTAGTAAGTCTCGCAAAGTTTTTCAACGGATGCTGCCAACAGAACGAAGAAGGCAACGGATGTCATTGTAAACAAGAGTGAAGTCATTGTCAAGTTATTTTTGATAGGTTTTCTGTTATGAGTTTTAATTCTTCAAGTGTAGCATCATTTTTTATTTGATTTGCTCTATGAGATATAACCCACACATTGTCTGGAGTATATCCTTTTTTACTATCAATTCTATCAAGTGAAGGAGTACATTCTCTATCACCTTCGATGAGTGTTATGTTCAATAAAGGGCAAGTTTTTGGTATTTCAATATCTTCCACTCGTATAGAAAATTCTAATCCTTTTTTAATAGCACGCTCTTGTGCAGATTTCCACATTCTATACTTTTTAGTGTTAGATATGCCACCAGTGGATGCTCTTTTACATCCACAAGATTTAAATCTCCCACTTTTTAGTTTGTAAGATTCAACGTAAACTATTTTTTCACTTCCACAATCACATTTACATTGATAGTAATTTCTTTTTCTTCCATTATTTTGTTCTAATAAAGAATGCCCAACAATAGTCAGCATCCATACTTTATCGCCAATATTAAAAGTTTTATTTCTCATTTTTATACCTACCATTTTCTATTTGTATTTATAATGATAGGTATTAATATATTACTGAAATAATAATGAACAATACGATAGAAGAAAGAGCAAAATATCCCATCAGACAATACCAAAGAACAATTTGCCAGTAAGAGCATAAGAAAGAATAGCACACACAAATCCAATCATGGCAGTGCGTCCATTCATTTTCTCCGCTTTTTCTGCATAGGGTTCAATGCCATAACGCTCAAGGTCTTCCTTGGTCATATACATCGCGGGTTCTTTGGCAAACATATTCATTTGCCCGAACTCATTTTTAGTTACAGTCATTTTCGTTTTATTACGAATTGTTACACAATTATATAGGAAAAAGAAAGGGGTGTCAAGCACCCCAGTAGTCATTTATACTTATTTTTGTTAGGAATTACTGACTAATACGACCAACAGCAATCCTTGAACGATTCAAAATAGAACCACTAAGAGGAACGTAACCCAAGTCATCAGCAATAGATTGTGCCTTAGAACTCAGAGCATAGTTCAATGCAGCGCGAATATCGGCAGTCTTAGCACCATTACCAGTGCGATATGCAAGAACCCAAGTCAGAGTAGAAATAGGATATGCATTTGCACCAGCAGGATTTGGATTTTCCCCAGCAAGGTTTGCGTCCAGTTTGATGTTATTCAGAGCAGCGGCACCAGTTGCGGCAGTGGGAAGAACAAACTTACCTGCCTTGTTTTGAATTGCTGCTGCTTGAATACGATTTGCTTTTACAAATCCAGTATTCACATAACCGATAGAACCAGGGGTTTGACGGATGCGACCAGAAACACCTTCATTTCCTTTTGCACCAACACCAGTAGGCCATTTAACTGCCTTACCTACACCTGGACCCCATCCACCAAAAGCATCAAGAGAGTTAGTGAATGCATAGGTGGTTCCAGAACCATCAGAGCGGTACACAGTGGTGATAGGACCAGCAGCACATCCAAGTGCTTTCCAATCCTTGATGCGACCAGCAAAAATATCAACAGTTTGCTTCTGAGTGAGTTTCAGAGAACATCCAGGTTTGTTATAAGCAACAGCAATCGTTCCACCCACCATAGGAATTTGAACGACACCACGCTTTACTTTGGCGGCATCTGCTGCGGAGATTGATTCGTCACTTGCTCCGAAGTCAACCGTTCCCGCAAGGAATTGACGAACACCAGCACCAGAACCAACGGACTGATAATTAACCCTATTCCCAGTAGTTCGTGCATAGTCTTGAAACCATCGTTGATAAATGGGTGCTGGGAAGGTGGCACCTGCACCATTCAGAGCAGGTCCAGCAACTGCAGCAACAGGAGCAGCAATCAGACCAACAGCAATAAAGTTTTTGAGTTTCATAAAAAGTGAATAACTTCGTAAGTAATAATACTAGAAGACAATCTTAAGGTCAACTAAGATTTGGTTAAGGTTTTCATTAAACAATAAAAAAGATCACTTCAAAAAAGAAGTGATCTAATTCACTTATAAGTGGATTATCTATTTCTATTCTTATAAACTGCCTTCACAGCATTAAAAGAAACTCTGTCTTTTTCTTTTTCATCGTCTGGAAGTTGTGAATATGGAGTATTTGCAAGTTTTGCTCTTCTTTCTTTCTTTTCTGGTGTTTGGTCTGTGCTTGTTTTAGCAGTTCTTGCCCAACCTTGATGAACTGCATCAGCGCCTGCTTCTGTAGAAGTTCCACTACCACTTCTTTTACCTCTTCTTAAAGCACGAAGAGCTGCGGCAGCAGACGAACGATTTGCTGCTCTACCGAAAGAACGCTTATCACCAGATGCTCTACCATATCCATATCTTGAATCTAATGCTGCATCAGATGCTCTTTCATATTCACTATTTTCTTTTTCCATAATATCTTGTCTCCACTCTTCACTCATATTTACCATAATTGCTTCTGCACTTTCAATAGTTTCTGCATATCTTTCATCAAGTAAATGTGAAAGGATGATGTCGTAGGAGTCTGCTTGTTCCATGCGATAACCACCAACTCCTGGGTTTGGATGCATTGCTCTTGCCGTATTTTCTGATTTCCCTGCAGCAATTGTTGCTTGTGCTCTTGCTAAAGCAGTGCTCTTTTTATGTCTCCTGTCTTGTGCTCTAAGTTTATTCATTGAAGCATCTGTACTTTGTTGGTCTGCAGAAAGTCTATCATCAGCAACAGCATTTCTTGCTCTATTCCCAATAGAACTTTCATAAACATCCAAGTATGCTTCTTGAAGACTACGAAAATCTTGTGCGTCCATCTTACTAATACTTTTTAGGTATTTATATATAAAAAAAGACCACCCCTTTGAGGTGGTCCAATTCACTTATAAGTAGATTATCAGAACTTGAAGGTTGTTTGCACAACTCCTCCCCAATTGGAAGAGTTACCAACCAGACGTTGATTATCGCTACCATAGATGATAGCAGGAGTGACGCTGATGTTATCAGATACTTGATACTTGTAGAAGATCTCAAGCATAGTTGCCTTTTCTAGGTCGGAACCAGTGGGTGCCTGACCGATAGCAACGCCAGCAGAGTTACCATCAACAAACACATCATCCCAAGTCAGACCAGCAAACCAGGACTGACTGTTGGTAGCAGCACTTTGAGTACCACTTACAGTGTTCCAGCCATAACCGCCAGAGATAGAGGGAACCCAACCAGATTGAGTAGGTTGCCAGTATGCGTTGATAGCATAACCATTAGAGGTTTGTCCTGGAACCAGGGCACCAGATGCACCATTCAGACCATTGTAGGTGCGAACACGAGTGCCTTCAGTACCATAACGATAACCAAATGCAGCACCCCAATTAGTACCACGATAACCAATCTGCGCCAAGGTGTTAAGAGCACCAGACTTGTCAAACTCACCAGTAGAACTATCAGCACCATTCTGTGCCACATAGTTTACACCAGCAACAAGACCTTTCTTGCCATACTGGATACCGAAACCAGAACCAGTTGCCTTGTTATAAACGCCAGGAGCACCAGCAACAGCAAAGAAGTCAAGAATGTTTGACTTATAAGCAGTAGGAATCCAGGACATTTCAGTGTTACGAACCAGAGCACCAGCAGTCAAGGTAGTGCTACCGTTGAACACAGGGAACTGATAATACAGACGGTCAATAACTACGTTGTTGCCAACTTCACTAACAGTGTTGTCTGCTTTATCCAGCTTAAAGATTGAAGAACTGGAACCGAAAGGATTGCTGCTGAAGTTAGAAGAACGCAGACGAGTGCGGAGAAGATCAGCGCCAGTGAACGAAGTATCCAGGTTTAGACGCAGATCATAGTTGAATGCGGTATGAGTTACATCACCACCTTTAGTTTGGTAGTTATCAACACCACCAAGAACAAAGTTTGCTTCACCACGAAGTTTGGTAGTGGTGGAGAATTGTTGTGCCTCAAGAGTTGTAACTTGTGCTTCCAGTTTGTCTACACGACCACGAAGAACAGCAAGTTCTTGTGCAAACTCTGCTTGGAGACGCTTAAGTTCATCGGTAACTTCAGTTACACGATCTAGGCAAGCATTAAGAAGTGCTGCTGCCTCATAACGAGTCATTGCACGCTCACCACGGAAGGTGCCATTAGGATAACCAGCAACGCAACCATAACGCTCTACAAGATTGCTGAGTGCTTGATATGCCCAATCAGTAGGACGAACATCAGAAAATTGAGTGACGCTTGTAACTTGATCTGAAGAATATTGGTTAACTCCACTCATATTAAGATCTGCCGCCATCGCAGCAGGAGCAACCATTCCCAGAGCAACAGGTGCAAGCATCAGTTGTTGAAAGAATTTCATAGATTTGTTTTTGTTTGTACTATAGGACAAAGGTTAAGAATTACAACAGAATTCTTAAGTACTTATTTAGTATAATGAGAAACCAAAAGAGTGTCAAGCATTTTGGGATTGGGCGGCAGAATTTTCAGTTATCCTACCCAGATATGGATCATAATTCATATATTCTCTAATATCAACATCTGCTCCAGACTGTTGCCACCAGTTTAATAAAGCATCATGAGGACCTTTATGGAAAATATTAAGGTGGTCAGTATGAATAGCAGATCCCATATCCAAGTTATACAAGAACAATGGAATCGTATACGTTTTTCCCGTTTCCAAAATAGTGTCTTCAGAAACTGCTCTTGGTTTTACCCCATTGTCAAGTTTATATTTTTCACCCCGAATATGGTGTTTCATAAGTTTAGCAGCATGATGTCTACTGATCAAGTAGATTGCTGCAGAAAAATCATTAATAAACTTTAAGTGTAGTTTTACGTGAATATCTCCCGTACAAATAGTGGTGAGTTGTACGCAATCCCAATCATATGGGAGAAGTGAGAAAAACTCCGACCAGGTAAAGTTCCAGTATTTGGCAATGTCAAGGTTTACATCGTCTTCCAAAATCAAACAATAGTCATCATTTGTATTCTCATAAAAATGACGTATTGCTTTAAGGTGAGACATACAACATCCCAACTCATTTTGCGACACATTATCAGGGATCCTCCCTTTCAAATGAGAGGATACATCATCAACTCTACCGTCATAACCAGAAATACGTGTATGATTTTCAATCTCCCAATATTTAAATTGAGATTCCATATACTCACGACGATGAGTATCTGCGTCTAAATTTAACCAATAGATCTGAGGAAGACCTTTAAGTTTAAATACTGATTTGTTTTTATCCATCACTCAAAATACTTAACGATTTTTTCTCTGTCACCTTTGATATAGGCGATACATTCTTTTAGATCACTAGGGAGACCATTCCATAGATTTGCCATTTCTTGTCCTGCAGTCTCTTTATTATAGTTTGTTCCCTGTGCGTGTTGGATTTGATGATTATAATCTCTAATTACAGGTCTCTTCATAATAAAAGAGATTGCATTCATTACAAGATCCCATCCCCATCCCATTTTCATTGTTTCTGGGGTCATAATTTTCGAAAGATCTCTCTTACGAAAATCAGCAATTACATCTCTATGAATAAACCATACTGTTTCATCAGTACAAGCAACCATTTTAATATTAGGATCTTCAGATTCTAATCCTTCAATATCAGTTTGATCTGGAGTATACCAAACGTTAGTCACATCTGGAGCATAGACTCCCCACTCATAAAGATTGTAATACTTTCTTGCATCTTCAACAAGTTGTTTCCAATCATTATATTCAGTATCTCCCTGAATATGAAGTAAAACCTTCTTATCATCCTTAAAAAGTTCTAGTGCCTTAGTAAATTGAGATGTGAAGTAAGCAGAATCTCCAAGGTTAATCCACCCCTCTCTAGTATTGTTATCGTCACTATTGATGACTGTAACCTCACCAAATACTTCTTTTAATGCGTCTTCAATTGCACAAGTTTTTTCAAACTGACGATTCCAGTTAAAAATAAAGGGTTGAATATCTTTTACTCTGATTTGAGGAAACCTTTCTAGGTAGCCTCTACTATTAAGGTCTGCGTGGTCTCCGTGGTCATTACTAGTATTCAAATCTTGATAAAGAATTTCAACATAAGGATTTAGAATACGTGCATAGTTAGTAATATTTGAAGACTTACCAATGATAGTTTTACACATTGATAGCGTAGTTGCATCAATTAAAACTTCATCACCTGCAAGAATTCTTTCAGAACTATTGGGTTCTGCTTGAATAGAGTAATGCAAACCAGCAGTACTCATGGTACGTTGGTGATCATGATAGTGAATTGTAACCTCAGGAAAATAGTTTTTAAACTCACCAATCACATTACTTTGGTCTGTTGTAAGAAATATACAATCATATTCACCAGTATTAAACTCTTCTTCTGTCGCCTTTAAGTATTTTTCAATAGCGACAAATTCAGTATGCCCTACACCATCAGTTCCTCGATAGTGAACACCCAAAGCATTTTTATATTTTTCTTTAGGAATACTATCAATCTTCGTTTGCATTCTTTCATTATAAGGTAAGTACTTACGATACTTATTCAAATCAAAGTCTCTAAAAGATGCCCAAGGATAATCACAATCCCATCCATCTTGAGCATTAAATGCCTTACTAGCATCATCAGATACGCGAGAAGAATCAAACCAATGATCTGCAGTTCCATACAACATGAACATTGATGGAGAAACACAGACTTGATTTAAATCAATTCCTTTATTTTCAAGTGTTCTAAAACTTGTCAAAATAGTAAGATAGTTTGAGAGAAATCCACGATGCATTCCCTCAACTAGCTTAATCTCAAAACTCATTTCAATCTCCTTTAATTACACGATAACTATCTTCATCGAAATGCTGTGTTGAGAATTCGAAAAGTTCAGTATCCTCAAGAGCAAACATTTGATGTCTTAATCCACGATAAACATGAAACCTATCACCTTTTTCCAAGATTAGTTCATGCGCCAAAGCAATATCATCTTCATGATGATATTTTAACAAAATTTTTCCAGATTGTAAATAGAAAACTTCATCTTTCAGTTTATGAAAATGCCAAGAACATCTTTTCCCCTTTACAAAATAAAGAAGTTTTCCACAGTACTCTTCACAATTAACAATCCATTTTTCGAATCCCCATCCTTTAGGGACAAATTTAATTTCCGAAGAAGTCATTTGCATTAATTCCTTTGTCATCTATGTAGACATCACCCGCAGGTTTACCCATAAACAGTTTATGATATTTACAACCCCACTCTTTAAGTTGTAGTTCTGTTATATATCTCAAATCTGCTTCTGCAAGTTTTGCATTATTATCATACCTACCCATACCTCTTGCAGTAAGATAAACGATATAATGTCCTTCATCATAAAGTTGATTAATTACTTTTATTCTATCTCTTTTTGGTACAGAAGATGCATAATCTTTACCTTCATCTTTATCACAAATAGTTCCATCTATATCAACGACGTATTTCATTAATGTCATCTCCACTTAAAACATAAGTTCCAAAGTTTTGAACTGCTATTGCAGCTGCTTTATTAGCATAAGGTATTGCTTTTTCTATTGTACCATATTCTAGATAAAAGTAAACTAAAGCAGACAAAAATGTATCACCTGCTCCACAAACATCAAATACACTTACTTTTTCTCCAGGATAAGTTACGCCATCATATTCCGCTCCTTTAGAACCTCTAGTAACGATAAGATTATTATGTTTACTTTTTAATAGTTTTGATTCATTATCGTTAATTTTAATAAAACAATTTGACTCTGGAAGGATGGTTTTTTTACTATCAACAAATACGGGAATTTTAGAATTAGAAACTAATTCAAACAACTTTTGTTGAGTGATAAATCCCTTATCATAATCAGAAATAACTAATGCATCATATGTTTCATTCGGTATTTCATACTCCATAGGAGAAAGAATATTTTCTACATCAACTCGTAAAATCTGTTGATTATATTTTTCATCAATGTATCTGGTTTTTACTATTCTTTCCTTGTTAGTAAGCATATAGACTTCTATACCAAATGCTTGGAGATTATTTTTTACATTCCAAGCCATTCCATTCTTACTTTCCTTCCTATAAAACTTAAGGATTGGAACAGGTGCTTCTGGATTTAATCTTTCGCAGGTTCCATAAACATATTCATCAATACAACTATCGCCTATCAATAATATCTTGTATGGTTTTTGTAGTGGCATAATCTCCTATCCTATCAAAGAATATTAATTCAGCAGCATAATAAGAACCTATTACAGACTTATCTTTCCAGTCAGAACCAACAACCATTATATCAGGTTTAAAGGATTTTACCAAACCCTCAAGTTCTTCATCACTAGAAAAAAGTCTTACCTCATCTACTGCCTTTAAATTTTCTAGGAAAAATTTTCTTTCATCTTGATTATGTATAGGTCTCGTAGGACCCTTCTTTTCTTTTACTCTTTCATCAGTATCAATACCAACACACAAATAGTCACCAAGACTTTTTGCATAGTTCAAAAGTTCAAGGTGACCTCTATGTAAAATATCAAAAGTTCCGTTTACAAAAATGTTCATAACAGTTCTCAATTTCGTTTTCTAATCCAGCAAACTCTATCTCAAAAGTTTTTAACAATTCACCTGATCCACAATAAGACCTATCCATTCCTTCTTCTAGAACACTCACAGGAACTTCATATTCTGATAGATTGTTTATGATCCTAGCAACATCAGATAGTTTTGTTTTTGTTTCATAAACTAAGTTAACATCTTTTGGCAAATTTTCTTTTGATTCTAGATATAAGTCAATAACTTTTTTAGTGTCTTTTATGCCGAAAAAATCCATAAACTTATCTTTAAAAATAACAATCTCTTTTTTGGCAATATAATTTTTTATATTGACAGAAGTAAACATGTTGTCTGGAGTTTCTGGACCAAAGACATTAAAAAATCTTAGGTTATAAACATTATCCAATTGACGACATCTCTGAGTTATAAGAGACTTTGCAAATCCATAGTAATCTTCTGGGATTATTTCACCAACTTGATTTTCTTCTGCGAGGTAAATATCTTTTTGCCTGCCAAATGCAGCACCACTACAAAAGTTAATCATTGGAACTTTTTGTGCGGCAAGATTTTCAAACATTTTCATATTTACATAAAAATCGTCAGGAATGTCCTGACGAACTCTGCGACCACCTTTGATTGCAGCATGAAGAATAAAATCTATATTATTCTTTTTTACGAAAATTTGAACAGATTCTTTATTTGTATAATCGATATCAGGATAAAAAACATCGTGAGTTTTTAGGAGATGTGGTATAACTTCTCTCCCCAAAAATCCACGATGTCCAGTAAAAAGAATATTCATCTACTTAAGTTAATATAAGAAGGAAAATAATTATACAAAAACTCTTTAATATCAATATCCTCTTTATTTTCAGGTCTAAAGGTTTTTATATTTGGAAATAGAGAAAGAACTTGCTGATCTTCACATGCATAATGAGAAAATCCACAAACTCCATAATCATCATCTCTACCACTACCCACAAGTTTAACAGGGATGTTTTCGTGATTTACATAGTTACGGATAAACTCAAACGGACGATAGAGAACAAATGGAGTAATAGAATATACGACAGGAATAATACCTTCCATTGCCATACCAACTGCCATACCAATCATAAGTTGTTCAGAAGCACCTGGATTAATTACTCTGTTTGGAAACTCTTTCCTTAAGTCATCAAATAATCCATATCCCACATCACCAACTAAGAGAGAAATATTATTATTCTCTCGCATTTCAGCAGTCAATAAATCTCTAAAAGTTCTTCTCATAACACCTCCAAAGCAGATTTATATTGTTCTTCACTGAAGTTTGTATAATGTGCATGAAGACCTTCTAGACCATAATGATTTACAGTTGTTCTGATAAAGTTTACCCGAGGATTGAATGCTTTAATCCTATTTTCAAGATAGTCTAAGTCAACGGCATCATAAGCAGCCCATCCATTTGCATTTACATAGATTTTGAGATTGTGCAGATTATTCTCATAAGCAAATCTCAATGCTTCCCACACAGAACCTTCTGCTGCTTCACCATCAGAAATCATACAGTAAACATTACGATTAGGATTTGCAAGTGCTCTTCCTACAGCAACTGTAATACCCATACCAAGACTTCCAGTTGAGCAATGAAGTTTTACACTTTCATCTCTTTTTGGATGTTCTCCATATTTTTCTAAAAGTTCTTCGGCATTAAATCCAAAGTATTTTTCAAGAACAACATACAGAGAAACTACTGCGTGTCCATTTGAAAGAATGAAAATATCATTTTCACTCATCTCACTATAAATTTTGTCAATCAAATCAAGACAAGAAAAGTAACTTCCTAAGTGATGAAGTTGTTTGCGATAACAAATATCAAGAAGTCTTTGAGATAATTTTTCATCCATCATAACCAAGAACTCCATCATAAGTGAGTTTCATTGTCTTTTTACCAAGCGATTCAAGTCTTTCAATAACTTTATTCACATTCTCTTCCATCTTACCAACACCTTCAAAATCATGAACCTCAACATAAATGGCATCGATTTCTTTGATAGCATCTTCAAATGATGGATCATGAACTACTACATTCTCAAATCCTTCAATATCCATCTTAACAAAATTGACCCTCTTCTTCACAGTGTTTTTAATGAAGTCTGCAAGAGTCGTAGTAGGAACCATCACACTATCAGTGCCACCAGGATCAATACCATGACGAAGAAAAGAATTCATGGTTGAATTGCTGCTGTTCAACTGAAATTGTTCTTCGCCATTTTTCGTATGAATCGCAACTTGATGTGGAAAGATATTTTTTACTTTAAGTTTTTTTAGAAGATCTTTCATAATCTCAATATGAGATGGAGTTGGCTCTACTGCATACACTTCTTTACAGATAGAACTCATATAAAGAGAAAACAATCCAATATTTGCCCCAAGGTCTACCAAGACTACCTCTTCGTTATCCTCTAGAAATGAGTAGAATCCGTTTTGAAACTGCTCAAGAATTGCAGTTGTTTTTGAATGAGGAGTATTATGATGCTCCAAAAACTTTTCAGATTTGGAAAGATCATATGTCTCAAGATCTTTAATTGTTTTTAAAATAACTGTCATTTTATTCTCCTAAAATTGTTTGAATGTAGTCGCGTACTTCTGGTTTAATTATACCATATAACCAGTTATAATGATCACCATATTGTTTAATGGTTTCCATTGTTCCAACACCAGCAGCATGAAGTATACTTGTTCTAAGTGGTTCTCCAGTAATTGGATGATCAATGTAAACTGAATTATCTTTTATATAAAGATTTTTCCAACTCTCACAATGTTCTTTTTCTCCCCACTGATTAACTATACCATAAGTCACACCACTCCCCTCTCTATCAACTATCTCACTTGTATACTTATCTTTTGCGTGAAATATATGATTCCAAGTATCTTGTTCATTGCGAATCAAAGGCCATGGTTTATATGTAAAGGTTCTACCATCACTTTGTTCAGCAACAAACTTATTAAAGTCTCTCCACTCATACCAAAACTGCTTATCATTTGAAGCAATAAATCCCGCATTAAGAAATTCATTCACTCCTATAATTCCACCATCACCATAGGGTTCGTAGAAAGGACTTATACATGGTTGTGCGGACCCAGCTTTACCAAAGAAGTTATTGTTTCTGACTCCTATTAATTCTGCATTTGAATTAATAACTTTATCAAGACTGCCAATACAAAAAGAGTCCGCATCAATATGAATAACCATATCATAGTCTTCAACAAGAGGAAGACAAGTCGCTACCATCATCCAATCAGAAAATCTAACATTTTCGGCACCAAGCCAAGAATATTCTTTTGTTATATTTTTCGTATCCTCTGTTCCAAAAATATGAAAATCTATTTCTGGATGAAAGTGATTAATTAGTTTTTGCAACCTATCTGGTCTTAGATGGACTGCATAATCATCAGTACACCAAGTAGAAACTGCTATTTTTTTCATTTTTTGAATGGATAGTCAACAACAGTCCAACGGTTACCATTAGCATCACAATTTGTTTGAGTTATATTGTTCATGCGAATATCATGATAAAAAAGTTTTGGTTTAATTTTTTTAGCGACACTATCAACTAAACAAAAGAAACTACTATTAATACAATGAATCTCTTTTGCATTTTCAATAAGTTTCATATAAGACAACATATTTGTTGTCTGCCCAATTTGTATCTCAACAATCTTTGTATCAGGAACAGATCCGATTTGATTTCTTCTCCAATTCCACAAGTCAATTGGATAATCGCCTTCTGCGCTGGAGTTCTTATGAACTATAATATATTCTTTTTCTTCTCCAACTAAGTTATTATAAACTTCATCAACTCCTGGTATTTGCTTTGGCAAGGTAAATTTATCATATCGTTCTTTAAACAGTATTCCTGCTTGCTCATAAAACTGCCTATCAAAGTTAACCGCAAAGAATTCTGGAGGAGAATTTAGTCTCTGAAGACGACGATAATAAACTTTTTCAAATCCAATTCTAGTTACTGGCCATCCTTTTTCTTGTGCCCAAGGAAACATTTCTTGCTCTAGAGTTGCCCAATCATCATTAAACGGATGAACAATAATATTTTGAAAATCTTGATACAAGCAATTTACAGTTTCATAGTATCTACGATGGCATGGAATGTGAAGTCTTTCACATAACTGTTTAGCATAAGTATGTACGATTCCATTGCAAATAAAATTATCACCCAATGAAGTATGGTGATGAAAAACTAGGTCAGGTATTTTATTCATTTTACTATGCAAGTTGCTTGTTCATGAGGAGTTTTCAAAATCCATTTTGAAGAAATTTTGTGTTCATTGCAAAATTCTACCCAGGCTTTGATTTCGTGATCCATATACTCCGGATAGTTATAGATTTCGTCAAAAGATATGACTGTTCCTTCAACTATTCTATCATAAAGTTTATCCAAAACAAATTTTGTTGAAGAATATAAATCGGCATCCAAATGAAGATATGCAATTGGACCTTTGTGCTCTTCCAAGAAAGAATCCAAAGTATCTTCAAACAACCCAACAACTAACTCAACATTATGATTCACGCTAGGCAAATTTCCTTCTCTAGAATAAGTTCCTTTTTCTTGGTGATTCCCCCAATCTTCTGGAAGACCATAAAAACTATCAAATCCATATACCGTATTATTAGTACACTCTGATATTAAATTAATGGTTCTTCCAGAACAAACTCCAAACTCCAACCAGAGTCCTTCATTTTGAACATGAGAAGTGACGTTTTTAAAGTATGTATTGTCCCAAGATATAGTTTCAAGAGACAAGATTTTTTTCAATTCACCTTTTATACTAATCATATTAGAACTCCATTTTCATTAAATTGATAGACTTTATCTACATTTCCTCGATATAAATTAGCAAAAAATGCGACATTACCTGTATGGTTTACAAGATATTTACATTCAGATACACATCTTAATGCTGCATCAAACCACTGAGACCAATCAATAGAATCTTTGCCTGACTGTTCCATCAAACTCCAAATAACTTTATTTGATGCTGTTGATGGAGTTTCTTCAAAGGTAATTAGTATATCACCAAGTTGATCATAAAAATATTGAATAACTTGAGTCTGATCTGTTTGCAAAAGAACTTTAAAATTTGGGTTGTCTTTTAAAATATTCTTTACAACTTTCAAATATTCTGTTGGAGATCCTAATTGTAACTCAGTAGATTTATCAGTTCCTCTGTATAAAACTGAAATAGTTTTCTGTGGATCAAATTTATACTTATCAATCAAGATATTTTTTCTCTCTAAAATAAGATCACTTGGTCCAAAAAATCTATCTTTAATTTTATTATAAACATCAAAACGATAAAGATCAAATTGACATTTATTGGAATCAGGAAGGGGAATATCGACAAATAAATCTAGATCTATTTTATCATCAATTTTATGAAAATCAGAGTAAATGTCTTGATTTGGATCTTTCTTAAAATGACGATATCCCAAGGAATAATCTATTCTTTCTGGAATAATTCCATGTTTCAAAAGGACAAGAAGAGAATTAAAAACTTGAAATTCATTTGAATAAAAACCACAATTCCAGAGACAATACAATTCATTAATCTCTGGATGAGCAAGTAAATCACAACCGGCATATCTACCGGTTGTTCCTTTTGCTACAACATATTTACAGTTGTAAAGTTTCATCAGGCACCAACAACATATTTGCGAAGAGATTGCTCATCTGTATTGACAGGGAAGCAAATCAAATATCCTTCCTGAAGATAAGACTCTACAACAATATGAGTTTCATCTAGAAGTTCATAAACAAAATCGAGACTCTCCCCTCCGTGCAGTGCTTTGTTTTCAAAGTTTCCATTCTCATATGGACCTTCTTTGTAAATACGAATATCATCAATGACAATAATATCCTTACTCACATCACGCTTCTGACAAAGAATACGTAGTTCTCCTTCAAGAGGAATTTTAATATAATCTGGGTCATCACGAATTACTTCACGATTATGCTCGTCGCGATATGAATCGGGAAAATGTGCATCTAGAAAAAACAATGCGGGATTTTCATCCAATTCATCAAGAACTTTTGGCAGTTCATCGTGACTATTTCCAAGATGCATACAAACATTAGAATTATCTTTAAAATAATCCACTGCTTCATTATAAATTCTATCAAGAATTTCAATAGAATGCATTTTCAGGTCAGATTTTTGAAGTTGGGATACTTGCAGTAATGAATTCTGACCATATGAATCTAGGATTCCACCAGTTCCAGTTTCAATATAATGCTGAATATTAAAATCTTCGAATGTTGGACGAAGATGAATTGCGTTTTGTAATTTTGCCATTTTCTATACAGGGTGATGTGCTACTGTTTTTTTATCAATCTGTTTTTTAATCCAATTATAAGTCTTACGAATACCTTCTTCAAGACTTTGTGAATAGTCCCACCCAAGTTTTTCGCGAATGAGATCATTATTTGAGTTACGTCCACGAACTCCAAGAGGTCCATCAATATGATTCTTCTCTACAACCTTACTAGCAACTTTAGCAGCAGTGTCTACGAGTTGATTGATAGTAACCATTTCTTCAGAACCAATGTTAACGGGTCCAATAAAATTACTATCCATCATTCTGCGGGTTGCTTCGATGCATTCATCAATATACAAGAAGGAACGAGTCTGTAAACCATCTCCCCACACATCAATGGTTCCACCTTTCTCTGGAAGATATGCGACTTTACGACAGATCGCTGCAGGTGCTTTTTCTCTTCCACCTTCCCAGGTTCCTTCAGGTCCAAAGATATTATGATACCTAGCAACCCGAACAGGGATCCCATAGTTACGATGATAAGCGAAAAATAGTCGCTCAGAGAAAAGTTTTTCCCAACCATACTCAGAGTCTGGGTTGGCAGGATATGCTGATTCTTCACGACAATCTGGATTGTCAGGATCTAACTGATTGTGTTCTGGATACATGCACGCAGACCCAGAATAGAAGATCTTGGTTTTATTTACGCCTTTAAAATCATTTAGTTGGCGTTGTGCCTCAAGGACATTGAGATTGATGGTTGCGGAGTTATGCATAATATCTGCATCGTTCTCGCCAGTGAAAACGAATCCCGCACCACCCATATCAGCAGCAAACTGATAAATCTCATCAAAGGTTTCAATGTACCTACTAGGAACAAAGTTATAAAAATTGCGATAAGGTCCTTTGTATTGGAGAGTTCTCTCTACAAAATTAAGATCTCTAAGATCTCCAATAACAAATTCGTGTGCTTCACTCTCAGAATACTCTGGAAGTTTAAGATCGACACCACGTACCCAATAACCTTCAGCACGTAGTCGTTTTACCATATGACTTCCAATAAAGCCACCAGCACCAAGAACAAGTGCTGTTTTTTTATAATCACTCATAGATTGATAAATTTCTCTTAGTATATATTATACAAAAAAAGGTGGGTTTATGCAACCCACCTACGTAACTCAGGCTCGCCACTTGCCCTTTGACTGGAGGCAAGAAACCAGGCGGGAGAGAGTCCCATCCGCACCAGCAAGAATATTTAACGTGCCTTATCTTACGGGCACCAAGAAGACCATTTTTTAGATTTACTATAAATTCTATTAGCAACTTCCATTTTAGTCATATTATAGTGTTCCATAATAGATTGAATACCAATGTACTCTTTACCATCAACTATAAAAATTTTTTTTGAAGGTTTAACAAAATTTGAAATTCTTTTATTTCTTTCTTCTTCAGAAAGAGAATCCCAATGCTTTTTTACAGAGTGTTTGATATTATCTTTATGTTCTTCAGTAATGACTTGTAAAGGTCTAACTTTTTTTAGTTTTTTGCTAATTTTTAGTTTATGTTCTTCACTTAATGGAGTTCTTCCTTTACTTCCACCACTTTTTCTGTTTAAAAGATTATCTAATATTGATATTAGATATTTTTCGTGTTTTAATGCATCCTCTTCAGAAAGGTTTTTCTTCAAAAATAATATTTTATCTTTAGTGGGTCTTGGAACATTATGATTTTTATGAAATGCTCTACGACCAGTTCCCTTTCCTATGTAATATGGTGTTCCATTTTCACGAAGGTATGCATATGTGTAATAGGTCTTCATATAAATTTTACTATTACATAATATTATTTATATGAATGGCTCCACCACTTAGTTTTGAGAAACTAAGAAAAGTTGGGTTAACTTTGATATCTCGGTAATACCAAAGAAGGCACATAAAAATAATACATCCCAAAGTTTAAGTTTAATTGCAAAGGGTACTGTGAGTAATCCCCCAACAACCTTTATCATTAAACCATATTTAAATTCTCCCCATAGCATAGTTTGATAACCAATTATGAGGAGAATGTTTCCAATCCAACGAAGTAGATCAGATCTAGACATAAGGGGTTTGCTCCCGACCAGTACGCTTTTATAGTCATCCCGAGACTATTTAATCAAGCAACTTCAACAGATTCAAGATCGGCAAGAACATATTCCATAAGCATTTCATAATCATCCAAAGGATCACCAGAGAATACTACACCTTCATTCTCATAAAAACGACGAACCTTTTTATAAAGTTTCGGATTCTTTACATCAAGGTAAAAATCACCGTTTGCTGCACCACGGAGGGTTTGAACGTCTTTCTTGAATTTTGCTGTGAGAGTCATTGTTTTGAATGTTGACCTTAGTATTATAAGGGTTTGACAGGGGTTCTGTCAAGTGCTCCTTGCGTGGATCGAACACGCCTCAGGCGAATTATGAGTTCGCTGCATTCACCAGATTGCTAAAGGAGCAAGGTACGAGTGGGTGGATTCGAACCACCTCAAAGCCGCTAATCTGGCGGAAAGAGTTTATAAGACTCCTCTGACTACCAAGTCTCACTCGCTTGAACCAGATCTATTGTAGAGGACCTGGAACTCTATGTCAAGAACCTTCTTCGTGGTCGGTGTGTATTCGTATCACATCGTCATCCACATTAGATTCTACTGCAAACTTTATAGTTTCGTTGTATGGAACTATCACTGCGTTTCTTTCCCCATCAGTAATAATAAATGATTCACCATTTTCTACTCTTTGTATTAGATTATCAAAATTTTCTTGAAACTCTTGAACTGTAAATTTTTGGAGATCTGAAAGTTCTGGATACATTTTCATAAAGTGAGTTTTATGATCGGGGTGACTGGGATCGAACCAGTGTCTTCTTGCTCCCAAAGCAAGCCGTCTACCGCTGACTTACACCCCGTTATTTGTTTCTGTGTATAAACATAATACCAGCAAATGGTACAATTGTCAATCCACATCCACATAGAAAAAGAAAGAAAGGACTTGCTGCTAGTGTTTCAACTAAGTGGAAAATCATCTTCCTCTCCAGTTCTTGTATTCATAATACATGTATTGGTCCACTTCGTCAAGCCCCTGTAAAGGGGATTGAATGTCCCAATACGACCATTCAATACAGAACTGTTTAATATGTATATCATTAGCAGCAGTCTTTACTCCATACATTCTTGAAAAAGCAGACATTGCAAACCAATATTTCTGCTTAATGTGCGGTTCCATTTCCCTTATAGTCTTCGGAATCATAGTACCCTCCTCGTGTTCCGAAATACAGTGTAGTCAGTACAAAAGGAATAGCAACAAATAAAAGTGCTTTACCTAACATGATGTCCCCCAAACATATAACGCATACCATTCAAGATTTTTGCTCCGAATGATCCGAGATTGCGTGAGTTAAATCTTTCAAATAGTGCCGTAGTAATAACAGGAGCGGGAACCCCCAGGTCCACAGCGGCAGAAACAGTCCAACGACCCTCACCGCTATCGGATACTCCCCCAGAGAATTGTTTAAGGCTACCATCCCTGCGTAGCACATCAGCAGTAAGATCGAGTAACCAACTACCAACCACGCTACCACGACGCCATAACTCAGCAACCTCAGCAACATCAATATCATAACAATAGGATTCTGGATCTGCCATTGGAGCGACCTCAGCATCACCTTCTTTGACATACTGTGCTCCATTATTAGCGTTCTTTAGGATATTGAATCCTTCTGCATATGCCTGCATTATTCCATACTCAATACCATTATGCACCATCTTCACAAAGTGCCCTGCACCAGGACCACCACAATGCAACCATCCAAACTCAGCAGAAGTTACATCCGAGTCAAATTGAGTCCTTGGGGCAGCGATGATTCCTGGGGCAAGGGCATCAAAAATGCGCGAACAAGTGGCGACCGCAGTATTTCCGCCACCAACCATAAGACAGTATCCACGATCCAAACCATAAACACCGCCGCTAGTGCCACAATCAATATATTGGATACCAAATTTTGCCAAGCGTTCTGCTCTTTTCCGACTGTCTTTAAAATTGCTATTGCCATGATCAATAATAATATCTCCTTCACTACAATATCGTAGTAACTCATTGATTGTTTCCTCTACTGTTTCGGCAGGAACAACCATTTGAAAGATGCCTGGTTGTGTTCTACCTTTATTATTTTGTTTAACTACTTTAACAAGGTTTTCGATATCTGTTGTAATTCCATTAACAAATCCCTTTTCAAATGCCTCCTGTGCCTTTTCATAATTTCTTCGATAACCCCATACTTCAATACCTGCTTTCATCATACGGCGAGACATTCCTTCGCCCATTCTACCAAGACCAATTAATCCTACCTTCATAAAACCTCTGGATATGCGTGTGTAAGTCCCCAATGTATAAAAAGACCAATGGAGGAAAAAAGAAGAACTGCTGATATTATTGTTCTAATCATCATCTTCTTCATCCTCGTAAGTAGATGGTTCTTCAAAGAGTTCATCCATTTTCTGCTGGAGAACTCTTTGGTTTAATTTATGCAAATCTTCTTCTGTGATTGTTACCATTAGTTTAAAGTAATTTTAAGAAATGGAAGTAAAGGTGGAATAACTCCAACCAATCTTAAAAGTCCCTCAGCAAATAAAGCAAGAACCACCCAACCGACGCACATACTAATGATAGAAGCATTACGGTTGTGTCTTCTGATAGCAGCATCAATCATCTCCTGAACTTCAGAACGTGTGATAAATTCTTCTTGTTCGTGCATCATTTTTCATCGCCAAGAAATTTTGCAAGAGGGTCTCTTCGGGTTTTTACGATTTCAACTGCTCTTTTGTAGAACATATTATCTGTGTTCCCAGAAGATTCAAAAGTTGCTTTGATCTTCACCCAATTATCGTAGGTGTGTTGATCCATCGGTTCGTCCCCGTGATACTACTATATACTAATCACAGGTATTTCGCAGTCAACTTTTTGTGTTGATATCTTAACACTGTTGAAGAAATTGTTAAATTTGTAACTTAACTTAACGGAAGCGGTAGGATTTGAACCCACGAACGCTATTAACGTTGGTTGTTTTCAAGACAACTGCCATAAACCACTCGGCCACGCTTCCAATAGGAGGTTCAGCGAACCTCAAAATCCAAACGACGAACTTTACGTTGTCTACGTGCTTCCTGCCAAGCAATATCTTGGGAGGTTAAAACGTTTGTTTTTGAATTTTCTTTTAAAGAGTTTAGCATAATAATACGAGATAAGTCAAGTGCTGAAATCTTATCTCCACGAATCGTTGCCATATTAGGGCAACCACAAGTCACTGTTTTTGATAAATGACCTGATAATTCTCTATTGCAATCTTTGCATCTTATTGAAATCATTATTTTTCATCCTATTCATTGTAAATGTGCTCTTAACTGCCAAACAAATTTACCATGAGATTCCATTAAATCTTGAACTAAATTTGCCGTAGCATATGACTTTTGATTTTCAGATTCTTCTGAAATCTCTGCCATTAACTCACAAAACTTGGTGTTATTATCAAGAAGTTCTTGAAGCATTTCTTTTGCCCCAGTTGAACTTGCTGCTTCTTTAATCTGAGTTACCTCAAGCATTCTAGAGAGAGAACTGAGAGGTTTTACATTCAGATAACGCATATGTTCTGAGAGACGATCAATCTCTTCAAACATAGTCTCATACTGACCACCAAAGAGTTGGTGGAGTTGAGTAAAGTCTTCACCTACGACATTCCAATGAAATGCCCAAGTTTTATGGAATAAAACAAAAAGCGATGACTGAGCATCACTCAATAGTTTATAAAGTTTTTCCATTATACTCTTTTTACTTTTATTTATCAAGTGGGCGATGACGGATTCGAACCGCCGACCTACTCCGTGTAAAGGAGGCACTCTACCGCTGAGTTAATCGCCCGAAAGGTGATGAATGTCCATCACCAGCGCCAGACACTTGACGCAATTTTCACTGCATTAGAGGGCAGTGAATAAGAGAAAACACCGAACCTTATTCTTCCTGTTCTCAGGAACACACCAAATGGGTTGGGAGACTCTAGAGATTTTACCTCCGAAGTTTGTTTAGCATTCTCAATTTGAAAGAACTTGTGCCCTTTCAACTCCACAACCTGGATTCGAACCAGGGACCAAGTGATTAACAGTCACCGACTCTACCGCTGAGCTATTGTGGAATGTTTGTCCCAGTATAAGGATTCGAACCTTAAGTTTTTTAGTCACCTACCTCAGGAGATTAACTCCCTTCTGGAATGCGGGGGCACCACCCGACCACATGACCGTTACCAACGGCGTCACTGGGATAAAGTTACCTCTGTCTGGGAATCGAACCCAGTTTCCAAGTGCATTGTCTGCCTGTCCTTACCAATAGACTACCAGAGGAAAGCGGGTAACCGGGTTCGAACCGGTGATTCCAACTTGGAAGGATGGCGTGTTACCGCTACACCATACCCGCTTATAAGACAATCATAAACTATTTAAGTTTGATTGTCAAGTGTCCGGTACAGGATTCGAACCTGCAAAACCTTGCTTCTAAGGCAAGTATGTATACCAGTTCCATCAACCAGACAAAGGCAGCATTTCACTGCCCGTAACGCTTTCTTTACAGGGCCGTTATCACCCCGTCCCTCTAAACAAGGGCAGTAGTATTACTGCGAGAGAATGCAACAATGTTGTTTGCGTTTGTTTGTTTGTTCCGTCAACAGATACAACCTTACCACCCCGTCGAAACCAATGCACCCCCTCGAAATGGAAGTGTGGGGAATCGAACCCCAGTCCGAAGCAACAGACTTTGCATCCTCTTGAACATTGTATATAGTAGCAAATCCTTTTAGATTTGTCAAGCACCCTGAGGGGGATTTGAACCACCGTCTTCTTCGTTCGTAGCGAAGCACTCTTCCACTGAGTTACCAGGGTATTTGGCGAAGGGTGAGGGATTTGAACCCCCATCGCAAGGTTTTGGAGACCTGCATCTTACCATTAGACTAACCCAACTGGCTGAGAAACTAGGACTCGAACCTAGATAAACTCCTTCAAAGGGAGGTGTCCTACCATTAGACGATTTCTCAAGCCCTTAGTGAGAATCAAACTCACGGCCTCATTCTTACCAAGAATGCGTTCTATCACTGAACTATAAGGGCGGGGTGCCGTATGGGAATTGAACCCATCTAGTCGGTTCCACAAACCGATGCCTTACCACTAGGCTAACGACACAAGGCAGTAGATAGATTTGAACTATCGACCATAGGCATATGAGACCCGTGCTCTGCCAGACTGAGCTATACTGCCAAACGGAAGTGGTTGGATTCGAACCAACGGATGCCTATAAAGACATCGGCGGATTAGCAATCCACTGCATTAGACCTCTCTGCCACACTTCCAAGGTGGAACCGACAAGATTTGAACTTGTGACCGCTCGGTTATCAGCCGAGTGCTCTACCACTGAGCTACGGTTCCGTTGTGGGAAAAGGTGGATTTGAACCACCATTGCCAAAGGACGGAATCGAACCGTCTCTAACACCGTCGTGCTCACCAACCAAGGTGCTTTCCCAAGTCGAAGAGGGTGGAATTGAACCACCGACACCATGCTCTTCAGGCATGTGCTCTACCAACTGAGCTACTCCCCGTTTGGTTTGGAAATTCAGGAATCGAACCTGTCAGGCAGTAGAGTCGATCAACTCTCCACTCCCCTGTGCTCCACACATTTCCAAGTCGGAATGACAGGATTCGAACCTGCGACATCTCGCTCCCAAAGCGAGTGCTCTACCAAACTGAGCTACATTCCGTGGTAGTCCTAACGGGATTCGAACCCGTGCCGTCACCTTGAAAGGGTGATGACCTAACCGCTAGTCGATAGGACCTTAATGCTGACGGCATTCTGGATTATCAGATCCAGCGCAAATCAGCAACGACTCTAACGGGATTTGAACCCGTGATACTACCGTGACAGGGTAGCGTGATAACCACTTCACTATAGAGTCAAGGTGGGACATCTCGGATTCGAACCGAGGACTAATCGGTTAAAAGCCGAATACTCTACCGCTGAGTTAATGTCCCAATAATGTGGTAAATATTGAGTTGTCAAGGTGCTGGTGGTCTCTCAACCACCCTTTAAGAATACCACAGAACCTAGTGAGGGGAAAGTGGTTTGTGCCAGTTCCGAAAGTGGACTTGGCAGTTTGGGGTCTCGTTCCCCCACCGACTCATGTAATATACTACCATTTTGTCCTCTGTGGGGAGATTGGTGGACACTTAGGAAAGTGGTCCAAGCAACAAAAAAGGGGAGGAAACTTTTGGTTTCTCTCCCCTCTATTTGCTTTTATGGATTACATCTTACATATGTCTTTCCATATCCGCAAACAGGGGAGTACCCTCAATATGCCAATCACGGCAATCAAGGTTACTAATCTGTTTGGTGGGCATTTGGTAAGACATTGTTTTCGACCTAAGTGTTTTATTTATAAAACTTTTTAAGAAAAAAGTCAACGTCTCAGGAGGGACTCGAACCCCCGACCAACTGCTTAGAAGGCAGATGCTCTATCCAACTGAGCTACTGAGACAAGAGACCTCCTGGTTTGTGCTTCTATGAGAGGCATAGGAGGGGTGAGACTTATATGAGGTTTGGACCCTCACTGCTCATATGATTATTGTACTACTCCTTCTTACAGGTGTCAAGCCATGGAGCACATAACCTCATTTCTCCTCCAAGTTTCTTACACTCTTCAGTATAACACTTAGAAGTATCTAAAGGCCTCTCTATCAACCTCGACAAAGGTACTCTAGGTGGATCAGAGTCTCTTGTCAAGCTTTCATATTCACGAATAGCTTTATCAACATCACGCTCAACTCTCCTATCCACCACACCAGGATCTTGAAGCAGAACCTCATTGATTATGGTGCCTGGGAACAGAACCCTCTGAACCTCGTCTAAGAGGTCCCAGAGGCGCTCCTGGGGCGCTCCAGTGCATTGGGAGAGGGTCGCTACGATACCGCTGAGTATGGCGCTTATAAGGATTATCTGCTTCTTATCTGGTCTCTTCTTCCCGAAGTTAAAATTAAACATAAAAAAAGAGGAGTAGCAACCGCTCTCCTCTATTTATTATTAAACTTTTAGGTCATCATACCCGCGAGTAGCAAATCCTAGCAACACCTTGACTGGGTGAAGCAATAGTAGAGAATGCACCGTAAGACAAGTCAAGGTCTCTACCCGCGACATAAGGACCGCGATCATTAACACGCACAATTACTGTTCTTCCATTAGATTGATTAGTTACCCGCAATCTAGTTCCAAAAGGAAGCCATTTATGTGCTACTGAATTGCCATATGCATTGTATCTTTCGCCATTGGCAGTTGTCTGCCCGTGATATCCGTCACCAATACCATAATGTGATGCGAGGGAACATCCGCTCGCTGCCTTTGCTTGTAGGGGTGCTAATCCTGCAGCGGCAATGGCAAGAATTGAAAGTGTTTTTAAAAGCATTAAATTTTACAGAACTCTACATCCGTATAGAAAGGGGGTACACCCTTTTCTCAAAGGGCACTTTCCACGGCTCTAAATTTCAATCAAAATCTCATAATAAAAAAGATCCACATAGTTGTGAATCTTAACATTATAAGTTTTTATTTAGAATCTGTCAACTTTCTGGTTCTAGAGAAACAATTTCAAGTTCATCACTTTCTGGTTCAATCCATTCATAAAATTCAGCAAGAATGGCGCGAGCATCTTCCTTATCTACACTCATATCAGCAGCACGGTCAAGAGACCACGACCTAACGTGAGCAACAATATCTTCAGTCGTTGCGTTCATAATAGTCTTTTCGGAAGCAGGTTCCTCCACTATAGGAGCACTCTTCTGTCTTGTCAAGAACCAATTGATAATTTTTAGTAATTTTAAAAACATTTTCAGTATAAATAGTTTTAATGGAAGAAAGTATTTCTATGACTTGGAAATATAATGACGAAGATTTTGTAGATGCTCCGAAAGGCATAGAGGGATTTGTGTATCTAATAACAAATTTAACAAACAATAGAAAATATATTGGCAAAAAATCTTTTTGGACAAGAAGAAAAGATAAAAAAACTGGTAGGAGAAAAACAAAAGAAAGTGATTGGAAAAATTACTTTGGTTCTTGTGATGAATTGAATGAAGATGTAAAACTTATAGGTAAAGATAAATTTGAAAGAGAAATACTTTACCTATGTCCTCATAAAAAATCTATGTCCTACTACGAAACTATGGAGCAATTCAAAAGAGATGTTCTAATGACTGATGATTATTATAACACAAATATTGAGGGAAGATTTTTTGTAAGCGAACGAGCAGGAATTTATGAGGTTGTTATGAAGAATGATAAATTTTGTGATATGAGAAGTGAAAAGATGAAAGATAAATCATACAATCCAGTTTATAGACCAGAGGTAAGACAAAAATTAAGTGATATGTACAAAGGAGAAGGAAATCCTATGTATGGAAAAAAACTTACAGATGAACATAAAAAAACACTTACAACATCAAGAAATAAAAAAGTAAGTGATGGAACTAAAACTTGGGAAAGTGTTGTATCTTATCTAAAAGAAAATAAAATAGGACATCAAAAATATAAAAAGCAATTAGAAGAAGGAATTATATTTTTCGTAAAAGACTAATATCTGTACTCATCAATAATATCAAGAACTTCGTTCAGATATTTATGAGCGAGTCCTTTCATATCCATTTCGGGTCTAATATGATCCTTATGAAGATTATCTTTTAACTTTAAGACACGAACTTTAATTTCATCTTTAGTCAGTTGATTTTTAGACATAAAAAAAGGAGGCGTAACCTCCTCTATCTATGTGCGATTAGTTATTTGTACCTAACCATTCTTTACAATAATCATAATCTCCAAACATAAACTCATCACACTCTGCTGCCTCTCTGTATGCGTTCAGGATTTCCTGTTCGCACCATTCATCATAATTTGAATCCTGAGAAAGTATTTTTGGTAACATCTTGTTTGATTCCTCCTACAACGTAGGATTCTACTTCCGTTTCCTGGGGTGCTACCTGGAGACCTTTAGAAGAAATCCAGTGCTGAGTCCAAGGAAGTGGATTGTTGTTTGCTGAAATATCATATTGGGGTTTTAGTCCAATTGCTTTAAGTCTTCTATTTGCGATCCACTCTACGTATTGTTGAAGAAGTTTATCGTTCAGTCCGATCATACTGCCATCTTTGAACAGATAATCCGCCCATTTCTTTTCTTCATTTACAGCACGATCAAACATCTTATAGGTCCATTCTTCCTCTTCTTTCATAATCTTTTGCATTTCGGGATCATCACCTTCTCTCCACTTATTCAGAATGTTCTGAGTAAGTGCTAGGTGTTGATTTTCGTCTCTTGCGATAAGAGAGATGATTTTAGCGGATCCTTCCATAAGCTTAAGTTCACCAAAGGCGAAACTACAAGCAAAACTAACGTAGAAGCGAATACCTTCAAGAATATTAACGTTTGCGACTGCTCTATAGAGTTTTCGTTTAACGTCATTGATTGTTTCCTTTGCGTATGATACTCCTTCAAGATTATGCATCCAGGTATCAGACACACCATATTGCTGTGCTGATTGAATAAAGTCATCATATGACTCTGTAACGCTCTTAGCACGTTCTAGAATACGCTCATCGCCAATGATGGTATCAAATACCTCAGAAGGATCAGAATAAATGTTTTTGATGATATATGTGTATGAGCGACTGTGGATCATTTCCATAAATCCCCACACTTCCATACATGCCTCAAGTTCAGGCAAAGAACAATAAGGAATGAATGCCATACCAGGACCACGACCCTGAACAGAATCAAGCATAATCTGATACTTCAGATTTGAAGTATAGATGTGTTTTTGTTCTGGACGAAGTGTTTGATAATCTCCACGATCCTTCTGGAGAGACACCTCTTCGGGTCTCCAGAAGTATCCAAGTTGTTGGGTAGTCAGTTTGTCGAAGATTGGATATTTGTATGAATCGTATCTTTGAACTCCAAGAGGTTTGCCAAAAAACATTGGTTGCTTTTTGGTATCTACTTTTTCAGTGTTAAAAACGGTCATTCCTTTGATGTTTGTTTGAGGTTCTTCTGTTGAAGAAATTTTAAACTGCACAGGATTCACACTCTCCCTCCTCTACTGAACTTAACTCACTTAGCAAATCTTGAAGATTGGGTTTCTCTTCTACTACCTCATCAGTCTTAATATCATAAGTGTTT